ATGGCCAGCGTCCACCCACAGAAGAACAAAACCGGCACAACGTGGCGGGTGCTGTGGCGCCAAGACGGCAAGCAGCAGTCGATGTCCGGGTTCATCGACAAGCCCAGCGCCGAGCGCTTCAAGACCAACGTCGACATCCACGGCCCCGACGAGGCGAAGCGGATCCTGGCCGCCGAAGAGGCCGGCGCCCGGGTGCACACCGTCCGCGAGTGGCTCACCGAACACGTCGACTCCCTGTCCGGGGTGCAGCCGGCCACCATCAACCGGTACAAGCGCTACATCGACAACGACATCACCGCGGAGTTCGGCAGCCTGCCCATCACAGCAGTCAGTGAGCGCTCCATCTCGAGGTGGGTGCAGGCCCTGCAGATCAAACGCGACGACGATGGCAACGCAGTCGTCGACGACGACGGCAACCCCGTGGTGGTCGCGGGGAAGACCATCCAGAACAAGCACGGCTTCGTCTCCGGCGCGCTCAACGCCGCCGTCCGCGCCGGGCTCATCGAGTCCAACCCGTGCATCGGCCGACGGCTGCCCGAAACCCAGCGCGAGGACATGGTGTTCCTGACTGCGGGGGAGTTCAAGATGCTGCGCTCCTGCATCAAGCAGCCCCGCTGGCGCGACCTCGCGACCTGGCTGGTGACCACGGGCATGCGGTTCAGCGAGGCCACCGCGCTGGGCCCCGACGACATCGACCTCACTGCCAGGACGTGCCGCATCAACAAGGCGTGGAAGTACTCCGGCACCTACCACCCCGAGATCGGCCCGCCGAAGACCAAGAAGTCACGCCGCACCATCAGCCTGTCCCGCGAAGCTCTGGCCGTGCTCGACCTCGACCAGCCGCGGTACCTGTTCACCAACGGCGCCGGCAACCCGGTCCGCGCGCAGGAGTTCTACAACCTCGCGTGGAAGCCGGCCCGCGAGCGCGCGATGGAGCTGGGGCTGAAGAAGAAGCCCCGCGTCCACGACCTCCGTCACACCCACGCCTCGTGGCTGGTCCACGAAGGGCACCCGCTACCGGTGATTCAGGCGCGACTCGGCCACGAGAACATCTCGACAACGATCAGCCTGTACTACCACGTTGATCAGCGCGCCGAGCAGCAGATCGCGGCCACTATCGACACCCTGCTAACCGATCCGATCCCCGAGAATGGTTCCCCCGCAGGCAGTCTCAGTAGTACCGGCGCACCGAACGACAGCTGAGAGAGTGAAGCTGTACGCTTCAGTCCGACGCAGTGAAGCTGTCAGCTTGCCCGTTCGGCGAGCCGCCTTAACCTGTTCACCGTCACAGGGTCGTACGCCAGCGCCGCCTCGGAACCGATCAACCGGGTCAGCAGCTGGTAGTAGCGGGTGGCCGACATGCCGAACCGGTCGGCGATGGCGGCCTCCTTCCGCCCGGCCGACGCCCACCACTCGCGCTCAGTGTCGAGCATCGCGCACTCGATGTCGGTCAGGGAATCCACAGCCATTGGTCCTCCAGGTGGTGCTCAAGCTCGGCGACCTCAACGGGGTCGAGGGCAGACATGCGGGCCTCCAGCATTGGCGGATCCACCCATAGGTGTTCGGCCAGCTCGTCGGCCAGGCGGGTGGAGCACGCGCGCAGAGCGTCAACCAGATCAGGCATGGCGATCAGCCGCCGCGCCGCGGTCCGCTCGACGAGAGTTTCCTCCCTGGCGTGCATCACCGGGTCCGCCGGGAAGATGCGCCGCTCGTCGTGAACCAGCTCGTGCGCCACGGTGCAGCGACGCTCGGCCTGCAGCTGGTGCTGGTCGATCAGGATGGTGTTGCCGCAGATCCGACCGCGGCGGCCCGTCTGCTCATCGACGAACTCGACACGCAGGTACGTGCGGCGGTTCAGGTCCCTCCACGGGTCGTAACTCCCCATGGGCGCCGACGGTAGGGGACAGGTCTGACAACCAACCCCGCTGAGCTGGAACTACATTCGTGTCATTCGTCGGTGCGCTCCGCCGCCTCATCCTGTTCTCGCCGCCGGCGTCGGCCCTCAGACTCAGTGCCGACGTCCCGTGCCGCCTGCGGCAGCGCGGCGGGCTTCGGCTTTCGCAGCGGGGTTACGACCTCCTGGTCTTCGCTCGCTTGGCCCGGTGTTCCCGTCGACGCGGCCGAATCGGCAGTGGAATCCACATAGCGGTTGATCTCCTGTCGCTGCGCTACGAGGGCTCGCAGGATCTCGATCGCTGCGCGCCTCTCCTTCGGTGACAGGTCGTCGACACCCGGCGGGAGTTCCATGGCGAATGGTGGTCCCGGGATGCGGCGGCCTGCTGCTGCGAACGCGACTTCATCGCTGACGCCGGCGAGCCATCCGACTGCGCGGATGGTTCCGTCGGACGCCGAGCTGCTGCCCTTATAGGTGCCCCGGAGGATCTGCGATGCGGTGGTCCGATTGAGCGACAGTCCGCGTGGGTGTGCGGACTCCTCAGCTTCGACGAGTCGCTCGAGCTCCCGGGGTCCAGCGCTGAGGCCGTCGGCCAGGCGCTTGTCGACGGCCTGCTGGAGCAGGTCTCGAAGGGTAGCTGCGTTCACGAGCACCAACCTTGCGTACGACTCATTTGGTGTACCACCGTCTGGACGAATCGTATGACAACCACGTGATTCATCGTCGCATGTCAGCCCGTAATTGTGACGGTTGACAGTGCGACAACTAGCCGTCTAACGTCTGCCCTGACGGTTGACACTCTGAAAACTGGGAGGCACGATGAGATCTGCACGACGACGCCCGCCGATCATTCGAAAGGACTGCTGGATGGAAGTCATTGACCCAGCCAAGGTTCGAAGGAAGCGGAAGCAGAAACGCCTCACGCAGCGTGACCTCGCATACCTCGTTCGGCGAACGCAGACCACGATCTACAAGATCGAGAACGGTCAGCTGAAGAACATCTCCGAGGACCTGGCGATCGCGATCGCAGCGCGTCTCGACTGCGACTGGGAGGACCTCTTCGTCGCGCATGAAGCTCCCGCCGTGGCTGCAGTGTCAATCGGCAGCGCAGACGCAATCGGAGTGCCGGCATGACCGCCGTACTCGATCGCACGGGCGATGCCCTCACCCCGCGGCCGGCAACGGTGTTCTTCGCCGCCTTGGCCGCGGCCGACGAGCACATCCGCGAGCATGAGCGCGCGGTGTGGGAAGCGACGTTCGCGCCGCCAATCACCCGTTTCAGCAGCTGTGTGTGCGGCCGGGTCATGGAGAAGCGCGGCACCGACCAGATCGAGGTCACCGACGACGAGAAGCTAGTGGCGGCTGAAGCTGTGGCCGACTGCATGGGCCGCCACCTCGACGACTTCACGCTGGCCGTCGTCACCCACGTCCTGCACGCCATCAACCACGAGCGCGCCGAGGCTGACTTCGCCGCCGACCGTAACTGGGACGACGAGCACGCGCTCTGCGGTGATGACCTGTGACCGATCAGATCCGCATCCCCGAGACCGACGGCGTGTCCGGAACCTTCGCCGCGCTGGAGAAGGCTTCGCCGATCGTTCAGGTAGCCGAGGGCGTCGCCACCACCACATCGATGCGCGTCGCCAATGGCACCCACAACGAGCACCGCGCGGTACTCCAGCTGATCGGCGACAACCTCGCCGATTTCGAGGAGTTCGGAGGGGTCGCATTTGAAATGCAACCCTTCGACACCGCCGGCGGCACACAGCACCGTCGGGTCGCGATCCTCAACGAGGAGCACGCCACGCTGCTGCTGACGTACATGAAGAACAACGCGGTTGTGAAGGACTTCAAGAAGCGGTTGGTCCGCGAGTTCTCCGCGTTGCGCCGCAACGCCGCCACGCCTACAGGATCTGACCTCCTGGCCTTAGCCGTCGTCGAAGCGCAAGCGATGCTGACCGCGAAGGACCGGCAGATCGCGGTCATGGCACCGAAGGCCGAGTTCTACGACGAGCTGATGGACGCCGACGGCACATACAGCTTCCTCGCGGTGGCCAAGATGATCGGCTGGGGCCGCAACGTGATGATGCGGGAGCTCCGCCGAGTGGGGGTGCTGCAGGGCAACAACCTGCCTTACCGGCGGTACGAGCACCACTTCAAGGTGACGCCGCAGACGTACGTGAATCGGAAGACCGGCGAGACGGTGCCCACCGCCACCACCTCGGTGTGGCCGTCTGGCATCGAGTTCATCCGCAAGAAGCTCGATCAGTCGGAGGCGGTGGCGTCGTCATGAGCATTCCAACCCTGTATCCCCTCGTGGAAGCAGCTCCACTGCTTCGCATTTCGGATGACTACCTGCGTTCGAAGCTGCGTGATCGCACCTTCGCCGGGGTGAAGATCGCGGGTCGCTGGTACATGACCGAAGAGCAGATCGAGGCTGCGATCACCTCGCAGTCGACCGAGGCGCGCCCGCCGGCACCGGTGTCGCCAGCGGGCCTGTCGTCGCGGTCGCGGTTCCGCCGCCGAGTTCACGCGGGGATGGCGGGATGAGCGGGGCAATCAGGGCCGCGGCCGTGGGCGGCGCTGTCGGCGCAGTCACCGGGGTGGTCGGCATGGTGGCCATGGTGTTCGCGGCCGCCGCCGTCAGCTCCACCCGCGCACGCCGGAAGACGAAGGCGGGCGCTGTCGTGCCGAAGGACCACCCGTCTGACGCCTCGAAGTTCATCGTGGTTCCTGGTGGTGCGTCGTGAGCACCGACCCGTTCGACATCGCGCTGCTGCTGGTGCTGGTGCTCATCCCGATGGGTCTCGCAGTGTTCAGCGGCGGCCTGGAGGAGAAGGCCGCTCGGCGTAGCGGGTCCAGGCGGTCTGGGGGTCGGCCATGACCGCACCTGCGCTGCCGTTCGAGCGGACCCTACGCCTAGCCGCGCGCGTCGCCGATCTGTGGCTGAACCGTGCTGTTCCGCTGCGCGCGGACGTCCGCGCCGGTATCGAATCTTCCGCTCCCGGTTCACTGTCGCCGGTTGTAGCGGTCGGCCCCGGGCCTGTGTCCGCGGATGGGCTGTCGTCCGTTGGCCCGGGGCATTCAGCTTCCACCGATGAGTCGGTGGTTGGGCGCGGGCCCGTTGTCCCCCCGGCGGGCCCGCGCCGCCTGACGTCCGTCTCGACCGACTTCCCCGCGGCCGAGCCGGACCGGCTGGACAGCGAGCTGTTCTACGAGGCGGCAGGCGCGCTGCTGTGCTGCGCGCACCGACCTCACATTCCGCGGTTGGTCGCTGAGTTACGTGACCGCGGTGGCCAATTCGAGGCTCTCGGAGATTGAAACGCCCCGGGCGGATGAGGCCCGGGGCTGTCGACAACGGAATCAACTTGGAAGGAATCCCGATGTCAAGGACGAGTGTATCGACCCCGGTGAAGGACTGGCGGTGGTGGTGGACGATGCCGCTGCTGATCTTCGTCGGCATGACCGGCCCAGGACTGTTGGGCCTGGCCGACGCGGAAGCGGACCCGATTCAGGATGTGGCGTTCCTGGAGACGTTGGACGCGGAGGGCATCACCTACGCGTCGGCGTCGAAGGTGATCGACGCCGGCCACGCGGTGTGCGACTACCTCGACGACGGGTGGATGCCACTCGATGTCGCGTGGGAGGTCGCAGAGATCACGGGCCTCCCGTCGGCGACGTCAGCGTATTTCGTGGGTGCGAGCATCGGCGCGTTCTGCGACGAGTACATGCCGTTGGTGATGGGCGGTGTGAACGCATGACCCGTGCGGAGTGGGTGCGGTTCGTCGCGTCGGGCATCTTCTGGTGCGCGGTGATGTTCGCGGCCGTGAGCATGGCGACGGCGTTTCAGCGGGACGCCCAGATCGCCGCCGGTGTCGCGGTTCTCGCTGGCGTGGTGTGGCTGACCAGTTTGGTCCGGGCCGACCTCCGCTGGCAGCGGGACGCCTCGGTGCGTGTGTCTGGCGAGGGGGAGTTGCCGCGGATCGGTGACGACACCTTCCACACGGACATGCGCAGGGCCGCACCTGACGACCTTCGACCGCATTGGGACACCGACGTGATGGGAGCGCCCGAGTGAGCGAGCAGCGCATCGATCAGCCGGACCTGAACAGCGCGTGGAACCGCTGCACGTCCCTGCCGCACAGCTACGAGACCAGCGGTGACGACAAGCAAGTTCAGTGGGCGGCCAAACGCGTCATCGCAGCCCTGGGCCGCCTCGACCTCGAGATCCGAATCGCGAATCAGCGTCGCACCGCGGCGCAATCCTCACGTGTCGCAGCCCAAAGCCGGCATGCCGCAGCAGAGCTCGCCAAGCTGAGAGGTCGCCAGACGTCATGAGCGATCTCGTTCCAGCCGAAGACATCGAACTCATTGTCGGCGCTGCCCGCGGTATGTGGACTCACTTCGGTCGTGCCGTGTCCACCGAGCGGAAGGTGTACGTCCTTCATTCGATCGAGTGCAAGAACTCCGGATTGGACCTGCGTGAGTGTCCATACTCCCTGGCGCTGGATGAGGGCATCGACCTCGACGACTGGACCGGCTCAGAAGATGTTGCCGTCGCGCTAAGCATCGCGGACGGTCGGCTGATCCCGGTGCCCTCGATCGGGGTCATCAGTCCATGAAAAAGCTGCTCCATCTCTTCTGCGATCGGTGCGGCAAGCCCTTCCAGTCCGCCACCGCCAGCCTCGAATGCCCCGCCTGCCTCTACGCAGTGCATCCGCAGCGCGTCCTCCTCGGATACGCCCAACGCACACCCCTGATCAAGAAGTTGGTGACCACATGACCCTTCGCCCGTACGAGCGTGTTCCCCGCCGAGGTGGCGGTGGACTCACCTTCATCGGCGCACTGTTCCTGATCCTCTTCACGTTGAAGCTCGGCGCGGGTGACACCGAGGTGGAGTCGTGGTCGTGGTGGTGGGTGTTTGGGCCCATCTGGATTCCGGTGGCGGTGCTGCTGGTCTTGGCGTTGCTCGTCGCGATCGTGAAGGCGGCGAGCCGATGACCCGGGGCACGTACGCACGGACCGCGGAGGTGCGCGCGAAGAACCGGGCCAATGCGTTCCGCCCGGGCCCGTGCCCGGACGACTGCAGGTGCGGCAAGCACCGCTCACAGTCAGGCCGCGCGGGGCGCCGGTGCGGGCCGGAGTGCACCTGCGGCCGCCATGACCGGACACCGGCACACAACGCGCGCATCGGTATGGCAGTCGCGTTGACCGCGGAGGCGAAGCGTGGCTGATCAGATCAACCCCAGTCACTACAAGGGCTTCTCCAACGGGGCCGAAGTGGTCGACATCGCCGAACGGCTGAACTTCAACCGCGGCAACGCCATCAAGTACCTCGCTCGTGCTGGCCGGAAAGAGGGCCAGGCCACGATCACGGACCTCGAGAAGGCGAAGTGGTATCTGGAGCGAGAGATTGCGCGCATCGTCGCCGACGGGAAAGAGGTCCACCCGACGCCGCCGGCGCCGAGCGAGCCGCAGACCTTAAAGGTGCACATCGTGCTGGAACTCGTGGTGTGCGACCGCTGCGAGATTGCTTTTGGAGTCCCACTCGAGCTCGACAATCAGCACTTCCTCTGTCCTCGTGGCCATGGAAACGCACCACGGAAGTTTGAGGCTGCCGATGGATCTCATTGAGTGCAGTACCTGCTTGCGAATGTTCGCTAACGACAAAGGTTCTGGCGTATGTCCGGCTGGTCATCACAACGCGTGGGCTGATGAGGACGAGATGGATCGCCTCGACTATCTGGGGAAGGTGCAGGGCTGATGGCCGCGCGCATCATCAATCAGCGCACAGGCGAAGAGGTGGAACGGTGGCCGACGTACGAGGCCGCCGCTCAGCGCCGCATAGAGCTTCGCGGCGAGCTCGATCCGGCGCAGCCGTGCCCGTTCGCGATCAGGTCTGACCAGGAGATCGCCGAGAAGGCCTACACGGAGTTCCTGGCGGACAAGGTGCGCTTCGACTCGACCTTCGGTTTCGAGGTGGCTGCTGACGACGTCCACCCGATCCTGAAACCACATCAGCGCGACATCGTGAGGTGGGCGGTGCACGGCGGCCGGCGGGCGATCTTCGCGTCGTTCGGTCTCGGCAAGTCGGTGATGCAGCTGGAGATCCTGCGGCTGACGCTGAAATGCCGCACCGAGGCCGACAACCGCGCTGCCAGTGAGCGGTACGGGAACGCGTTCACCCCGGCTGGCCCGGGCATGCCTGGCCGGAAAGCGCTCATCGTGTGCCCGTTGGGCGTGCGTCAGGAGTTCATGCGTGATGCAGAGATGCTCGGCTTGACGGTGCGGTTCATCCGCTCCACTGCGGAGCTGTTGGGCCTGAACGCCCACGCTGACATCTACCTGACGAATTACGAATCGGTGCGCGAGGGGAAGGTGGACGTCTCCTGGTTCACCGCGGTGTCCCTGGACGAGGCGTCGGTGCTGCGGTCCTTCGGGTCGAAGACCTACCAGACGTTCCTGCCGCTGTTCGACACGGTGCCGTACCGATTCGTCGCTACCGCCACTCCGTCGCCAAACCGGTACAAGGAGCTGATCCATTACGCAGGATTCCTCGGCGTCATGGACACCGGTCAGGCCCTCACCCGGTTCTTCCAGCGGGACTCGACGAAGGCCAACAACCTCACCCTGTACCCGCACAAGCAGCGTGAATTCTGGCTGTGGCTCAACACCTGGGCGGTGTTCGTGCAGAAGCCGTCCGACCTCGGCCACCCCGACGATGGTTACGACCTGCCGGAGCTCGACGTCCGCTGGCAGGAGATCGACGTCGACCACTCCACGGCGCCGGCCGACCGCGACGGCCAGGGCATCCTGTTCCGCGGCGGCAAGATGTCCACCGTCACCGCGGCCCGGGAGAAGCGGGAGACCCTCGATGACCGGGTGGCGAAGGCCTGCGAGCTCGTCAACGAGGCCCCCGACGACCACTTCATCCTCTGGCATGACCTCGAGGACGAACGCCGGGCGCTGAAGGCCGCGATCCCTGAGGCGGTGGAGGTGTTCGGCACCCTCGACCTGGACGAGCGGGAGCAGCGAGTCATCGACTTCGCTGACGGCCGCCACCGGATCCTGGCCACCAAACCGTCCCTGTCAGGGTCGGGTTGCAACTTCCAACGCCACTGCCACCGCGCCATTTTCGTCGGCGTCGGGTTCTCGTTTAACGACTTCATTCAGTCCATCCACCGCCTGCAGCGCTTCCAGCAGCAGCACACAGTGCGCATCGACATCATCTTCGCCGAGTCCGAACGTGAGGTGGTGCGCACCCTGCAGCAGAAGTGGGCCGAGCATCGGGAGTTGACCGCCACCATGTCCGAGATCATCCGTGAGTTCGGCCTGGCGCCGGCTACCGTCGCTGAGGCCCTGCAGCGTTCCATCGGCGTCGACAGGATCGAGGCGTCGGGGGAGAGGTGGATCGCCGCGAACAACGACTGCGTGGCGGAAACCGAGACCATGCAGGACGACTCGGTGGATCTGATCGTCACCAGCATCCCGTTCGCGAATCACTACGAGTACACCCCGAGCTACAACGACTTCGGGCACACCGACGACAACACCCACTTCTGGGCCCAGATGGACTACCTGACGCCGCAGCTGCTGCGGATCCTGGCGCCCGGCCGGATCTACGCCTGCCACGTCAAGGACCGCATCCTGTTCGGCAACGTCACCGGCGCCGGCGTGCCCACCGTGTCACCGTTCCACGCGGAGGCCATCTTCCACGCGCGAAGGCACGGCTTCGACTACCTCGGGATGATCACCGTCGTCACCGACGTGGTCCGCGAGAACAACCAGACCTACCGCCTCGGCTGGTCCGAGCAGTGCAAGGACGGCACAAAGATGGGTGTCGGTTCCCCTGAGTACATTCTCCTGTTCCACAAGCCGCAGACCGACCGGTCCAAGGGCTACGCCGACACCCCCGTCACCAAGTCGAAAGACACCTACACCCGGGCCCGGTGGCAGGTCGACGCCCACGCATTCTGGCGCTCCTCCGGCAACCGGCTCCTCACCGCCGACGAGCTCGCCGCCCTGCCGGCCGATCAACTGTCCCGGCTGTTTACCGAACAGACCCTGCGCGAGGTCTACGACTACGAGTCGCACATCAAGGTCGGCGAGCAGCTCGACGGCCGCGGCTCCCTCCCCGCCACCTTCATGTCCCTGGCGCCCGGATCCTGGGCGCCGGAGGTGTGGCACGACGTCAACCGGATGCTCACCCTCAACACCACGCAATCCCAACGCGCACAACAGATGCACGTCTGCCCGCTGCAGTTCGACATCGTGGACCGCCTCATCAGCCGGTTCTCCAACCCCGACGAGCTGGTATTCGACCCGTTCGGCGGACTCATGACTGTTCCCGTCCGCGCGCTGAAGCTGGGTCGCCGCGGCCGTGGCGTGGAGCTGAACCCCGGCTACTACCTCGACGGCGTGAAGTACCTCCAGGCGGAGGAACGCGTGCACGACATGCCGACCCTCTTCGACATCGACGAGGCGTCATGAGCCGCGGAAGGCCCTGCACGGTCTGCGATCGGCCAGTGACGTGCGGTCAGGGCAGCCGGCATCTCTCGTGCTCACCGAGGTGCCCGAGCTGCCACAACCCGATCGCCTCAGGTGGACACAAGTGCCCAACGGCGAAGAAAGAGGAAGGAACGTCATGACCGCCGTGGTCGCAGTGGACGACGCGGCGTCTGCAGCTCAGCGCGTTGCTGAACACCTCACCGGGTTCACGTACCGGTGGGCGACCGAAGCGGACCTGCAGGACGCCATGGCGGGCCTGCTGGCGGACTCGTTGTTCGAGGTCGAGCGTGAAAAGCGACTGGACCGCCGTGACCGACCCGACTTCCTCGTCACAGCCGATGGCCGCACGGTGGCGGTCGAGGTGAAGGTGAAGGGCTCGCGCACCGCGGTGCTGCGCCAGCTCGGCCGCTACGCCGAACACGACAGCGTGGACGCCATCGTGTTCGCTTCCGGCCTGCGGACACTCGCCGCCGCCATGCCAGCCGCCATCCACTCGAAGCCAGTGGTCTCGATTCACCTGGAGAGTGCCCTGTGAGCCGGATCGTTGGAACCATCGCCCACAGGCACACCCACCTGGGTGACCGCTGGGCCATCAGCGCGGAGCCGGACGTGATGATTCGGCTGAAGCGGCTGATCCCCGGCGTCCGAATGGCCGCCGACGACGGCGGTATCTCCATGGCCGCGACCCGTGCGCTCGCCCGGGAACTGGAATGGGTGCTGTCGCGGTGGGACTTCGACATGACCGACGAGGACCGCTCCCACCTCACCACCGAAGCCACAGCGCACCGGGAGCAGGAGACCCTGGTCGCGGAGGTCCTCGCCGGCCGCGCGAAGCTCAAGCCCGGAACCGGCTGGCTGAAACCGGCGATGCCGCTGCGCAACTACCAGCAGCTCGCCACCGACCTGGTGCGCGCCAACAGGTCCGCGCTGATCGTCGACGAACTCGGCCTCGGCAAAACGCTGACTTCCCTGGCGCTGCTGGAGGACCCCGCCGCGCGGCCCGCGCTGGCCGTCACACTCACCGGCCTGGCCGGGCAGTGGCTGCGCGAGCTGGGCAAGTTCTACCCCGACCTGACGGGCATCGAACTGCGCACCACTAACGGCCAGAAGGAACTCGAACGGATCTGCGACGGAGACGGCAACGTCGCCTACGACCTGATCCTCATCAACTACGCGAAACTCTCCGCCCTCTCACCGCACCTCGCCGGTCGGGTCAACACCGTCATCTTCGACGAGATCCAGGAACTGCGCCGCGAAGACTCCCTGAAATACGAGGGCGCGCAGCGGGTGGTGCGATCTGCGCCGTTCACCGCCGGACTGTCCGCGACACCGGTCTACAACTACGGCGGCGAGATCTTCAACGTCATGAACGTCATTCAGTCAGGATGCCTCGGCTCCCGCGATGAGTTCCTACGCGAATGGTCCGGCGGCGGCCAGGACAGCACCGGGAAGGTGCGGTTGAAGAACCCGGAGGCGCTGCGCGCGCACCTGAAGTCGCAGGGACTGTTCCTGCGCCGCACCCGCGACGACGTGGGGATCAGCCTGCCGGCTATCGAAACTGTCGAGCAGCTCGTCCCGGCCAACGAAGCGGTTCTGGATGAGCTGTCCGGTAACGCGATCGAGATGGCCCGCCTGATCCTGTCGCAGAGCGCGTCCCGTACTGAGAAGTGGCAATCGGCCGGCGAGTTGGACTGGCGGATGCGCCAAGCCACCGGTATCGCCAAGGCCCCGTTCGTCGCCGACTTCGTTCGCCTGCTGCTGGAGAGCGAGAAGAAGGTCGTGCTGTTCGGGTGGCACCGCGCGGTCTACGACATCTGGATGGAACGGCTCAAAGCATTCGACCCCGTGCTGTACACGGGGACGGAATCAGCTGCAGCGAAGGCGAAGTCGTACGAACATTTCGTCCACGGCGACTCCCGAGTGCTCGTAATGTCGCTGCGCTCCGGCGCCGGCCTGGACGGACTCCAGGACGTCGCCAACACCATCGTCTTCGGCGAGCTCGACTGGTCACCCGGCGTGCACCGCCAGGCGATAGGCCGTCTGGGCCGCCCCGGCCAGAAACATGGCGTACTCGCCTACTTCTGCGTCAGCAACCACGGCTCCGATCCGATCATCCTCGACACCCTCAACATCAAGGCGATGGAGTCCGACCGGCTCATCGAGCCCGACGTCACCAACGGCACCGCGACGCCGCAGACACAGACCGAGCACATCAAGAAGCTGGCCGAGTCCGTGCTGGCTCGCGCAACCCAGGGGAGCAGCGAATGACCAAGATGATCGACACCACTGACGATCTGTACGCGGTGCCCCGCGGGGCGGTGGTTCTCTCACGCGCCGGCACGATCGCTGCCCGTTTCGACGCGACTAACGGAGTGGTGTTCGGCGATGACAGGCCTTTCCCGTGGCGTGAGCTGGCGCTGCCGGTGGTTGTGCTGTGGAGCCCGGAGCAGCCTGCGCCGCAGTGGGATCCGCCGCCACCGCCGGAGGTCGACACGTTCGATCAGCTACTGGACCTGCCACCGGGGTCGGTGCTGAGGATGAAGTTCATGCACCCGGACGGCCACCGGGTCTACGAGAAGTTCCCTGACGGGAAGTGGCGTGCGGCCGGCAGCGGCCGGTACACCCCGGTGGACCGCATGGAGACGATGCTGCCGGCGCGACTGCTGGATCACCCGAGGTGGTCGAATGCCTGAACTCACCGAGACAGAGCGCCAGATGTTGGACATGGAGCGTGAGGACTGGTCGACGTCGCACGAGGCGAAGGACGACGCGATCCGTGACCGTTTCGGGCTGAGGCCGCTCCGGTATTACCAGCTGCTGAACCGGCTGATCGAGACCGAACCCGCCCTGGCGTATGACCCAATCACGGTGAGGCGGCTGCTGCGGCTGCGGAGCCGTCGCCACCACGCCCGGCATTCGGAGGTGGCGTGATGTCCCGCCGGATACCGCAGAGGGTGCGGGACGCGTTGCGTGAGCGTGCCGGCGGTTGCTGCGAGATCTGCGGCTTGCCGGCGAACAACGCTCACCATCGCCGCAATCAGAGTCAGGGCGGTGAGGATGTCCTGTCGAACCTGATGCTGGTGTGCGGGTCGGGTACGACGGGCTGCCACGGAACGATCACCAGGAACCCGAACTGGGCCGAGGACCGGGGCTACACGATCAAGGGCAGTCAGGCAGTACCTGCGCATGTGCCGGTGCAGTTCTGGTTCGGCGCTGTGGGCCGAGACCCGGTGTGGTTCCTGCTCGACGACGACGGCGGCCTGCATCAGAAGCCCGATCGCATCGCCCGCCTGCTCCTGGCCCGCGGTGCCCACCACTTCGTCACCCAGGAGGTCCTGCACGACCCGGCGGCTGGCACGGTGGGGGACTGCTGGCGCGCCGGCATCGCCAGCGTGGTGGGTGTCCCGCTCGCCGGGGTGCCGCACTTCGTCCGCGACTACCCGGATCCTGAGGGCGCCACGGAGGCGGCGTGGTTCGCCGAGACGTGCCGCTGGCTGACCGCCCACCACGGTGTCACCGCCCTGTTCTACGACAACCCGGAACAGGTGCGCGCGGAGCGCCGCCTCGAGGAGAGCGCGTTCCCGCACATCCTCATCGACGGCCGCTCACCCCGCGACGTCGCGCACGTCTGCGTGGGTGACGCGATCACCGGCGAGATCCTGCACGACCCGCACCCAACCCGCGCTGGACTCGCGACGGTCACGGGCGCCTTCGTTCTCGTGGAGGCGCAGTGAAGGACCTTGATGCCCTGATTGCTCAGACACGCAGGTCAGTTCTCGGACTTCAACTGTCGCCAGGTAGTGCCCTGCCATTCCTCAGCTTGAACAGGAGGCTTCATCACACCAAATCGCAGAGCCTCGCGCTCGATGGGGCGCAGGATTCCGGAGGCAAACTGAACGTAGAGCACCTGCGACTCCAGCCAACCGCAGTCCCGCAGCGCGGCCGCCAGTTCCTGCCTCTCAATAGTCGTCGGCGCCGGCGGTGGATCGCCACGGTTGATCAGGACGGTCTTCTGAACCTCTATACGGTCCGTGCCGTCCGCCTGAAAGCGAGAGCCGTGGGCCGCCCGATCGCGCACGCTCTTTACGCGCATGAAGACCGCTCGGAAGTTGTCGAGCTCTGCATCGGTAGCGAGCTCAGCAGCGATTGCCAAGAACAGATCAGCGCGCTCGCGGTCCTGAATCCGTTTGATCGCAAGATCTTCCAGCACCTTACTAGCTGCCGGAACCCTGTTGCGGAGGAACATCCTGGAGGCGTTGTCGATCAACGCCTGAACATGGGAGAAGGCCCCCATCACTCTCAGGGTGAGCGCGTGGATCTCCTCATTCGGGATCCATCGATAGCCGGTCATGCACGACACGCTACTGATCGGCGGCCTGGCCAGACCTGTAGATGCGCGCACTGCCGCCAGATCAGCCGCCAATCAGCGGGACGTAGGAGGCGCTCGTGACGTGCCCGCCGCCGCTGTGGCCGCGCGCCGAGTGCGTCGCGATGGGCCGCTGCCCTGAGTGCGGGTGGCACCTGGAGAAGCAGGGCCACCACCCAGATTGCCCGACAGGGAAGGACATCGGATGAACCGCGCAGAACGACGCGCCGCCCGATTAACGAAGGCCGGCCGCCGCGCACACGCCGCCGCCACAGAGCACATCTGCGAGCACGGCAACTGGATGAAGACAGACGGCACAGGCACCCCGATGTGCCCGCATCGCTGCGGATTTGAGGACACGCCACGCCAATGGGAGGTGACTGCCTGATGGCGAAGGCCACCGGTAAGGATCACGCGCAGGTCAACCTGGACATCTGGGGAGACGACGATTGGCTGGACCTCACCCCGCGTGCGCAGCATCTGTACTTCGTGCTGTGGACGAGCCCCGAGCTGTCGTACTGCGGCTGCGGGCCCTGGCATCCCGGGAAGATCGCCGCGAAGGCCAAGGGGTGGTCTGCGACGGACGTGGAGACCGCCGCGGTGGAGCTGTCGGCGGAGCTGTTCCTGATCGTCGACACGGCCACCGAGGAGTTCGATCTGCGGTCGTGGATCAAGCATGACGGTCTGTGGAAGCGGCCGAACATCGCGGTGTCGATGGCCAACGCGCGTGCCGCCCTCGCATCGCGGACGTTGCGCGGTGTCGTGGTGCACGAGGTCGCGAAGATCAAGGCCCGCAACATCGCTGAAGCCAGTGCGGAGAACCCGGTGTCGAGCGCGTGGCAGAAGGATGCGGTGAAGAGTCTGCTCAGTCAGCGGTCGATCGATCCCGCCACGTTGCCGCGGTTCACCCCCACGCTGACCCCGCCGCTGACCCCTGGATTGACCTCCACCCTGAGCCCGAGCGTGACCCCCGGTCTGAATATCAGCCGGGGGGTAGGGGTTGACCCCAACGCTGACCCCACCCCTACTCCTTCTCCTGCTCCGTCTCCTTTCTCCAGCTCCATAGGGGGTTACGTAAGTAGGGAACGTCACCTGGCGCCGGTCCCCGATTCGAGCGATCCCCCTTCACCTCGTTGCGCTGATCATCAAGACGCGCCGGCGGGCAAGGGTTGTGGCGGCTGCGCTGACGCGCGCCGCGCCCGGGACGACTGGGACATCGCTCAGGCGGCGGCCCGGGCGGAGGCGATCGTGGCGTGCCCGGACTGCGACGACGAGAACGGCTTCGTCCTCGTCGACGGCGCCACCGACACCTGGAAGCGCTGCACCCATCCGAAACTTCGGGAGGCCGCCAATGCCTGAGTCCACCAACACCGCCCCGGCCGCGACCGTCATCTGCAGCTCCAACTCCGCCACCCGGGAGTGGGTGAAGCTGGTCGAGATCTCCGGGCAGGAGTTCCGGATTCGGCTGACACCCGATGACGCGGAAGCGCTGGGGCAGAGCCTGACCGACTGCGCCCGCCGCGCGCGGAGCAACGAGCCTCCCAAATGGCCAGCGGGGGTGACTGATGGCTGGTGAACCCGACCCGTATGCAGCGCGCCGGATGCAGGAGATCCAGGGGAGCCGGGCTGAGGAGCTCGACGACACCCCGCCTCCGCCGCCTGTCGAGGGCCGGCCCGTCGACCTGGACACCACGCTCCGTGACGACGAGACCGCGCACCTGGACCCCGTGGCCATCGCGGCCTGCAAGCGCTGCGACGCCGACGGTTACACGCCCGCGAAAACCATCTGCGACCACCAGGACCACGCGGCGGCCGCGGCCCGCCACATGCCCGAGATCCGAGAGATCCTCACCCGAAAGGACAGCGATGACTGACCAAGGTTTCCCCGGCGTGTACGTCGGGCCCGCGTTCAACACGACCGGCGCGCCGGTGCTGGATTTCCCGGAGCAGCGGTGGCGGGCCGAGGCGGTCTGCAACGAGGTGGATCCGGAGATCTTCTACCCGGAGAAGGGTGGCAGCACCCGCCCGGCGAAGCGGATCTGCGCCGGCTGCCCGGTCACTGAGGCGTGTCTGGAGCACGCCCTGGACAACGACGAGCGGTTCGGCATTTGGGGCGGCCTGTCGGCCCGTGAGCGCCTCCGCATGGCGAGGTCGGCATGACCACAACCGAGAACCCCCGCTGGAACGTCAGCAAGCGCAACGGCCGCTGGACTGTCACCAGCCCCACCGGCGCCACCCTCGAACCGTTCCCCAGCCAGCGCGCCGCCTTCAACCTGGCGATGTCCATGGCCGGCATCGGCCACCTGCTCCAGCGCGTCCAGAAGAGCCAGCACCCGCTGGCCAACCACCCCGCGCTCAAGACGTCGCCGAAGCACATACCCGGCCGCCGCACGCCCCTGGAGGTGATCCGATGAGCCAAATCCCGGGGGTGTTGGACGAAGAGCTGGAGGCGATCGGCGGCCGACTGCTGAGCGGCGAGCTCACCGAGGCCGACCTGCAGCGGATGAACGAGGTGGGTCCACGCATTGCCGACGCCATCCGTGAGATGTTCAACGACGTCTACGCGTTGATGACAGGTTTCGCCGGTGGAACCGATTCCGTGATCGCGCCGCAACCGTGGCCACGGCCGCGGCCAGGAGCCGAGCTGGGCGGCCGGCCGCGGAACCCAGAGGACGACGTACTTGATGACATCGACGAACTCGTCGACTGGCAGATGCGAGAGCGGCGATGAGCCCGCGGATCCACACCTGTTCGGCTGGTGATCTCCTCAGGCAGGTCCTCGCCGGCCGCGGAAATAGCCAGGCGTGGTTGGCCACAGCGATGGGCCGGCCCGCCCAGATGGTCAGCGAGATCATCACCGGCAAGAAGCAGATCACCCCGGCAACAGCCATCGATCTTGAGCGGGTCCTGGCGGTGTCAGCTGAGGTGTGGCTGACCGCCCAGGCGGTGCACAACCTCGGGCTGGAGCGGCGATGACACTCCTGATCGAGGTGCACATCGATGACGAGCAGCTGGGCGTCATCGACATCTTCCGCGTGACGGGCGCGCCGGGCGGCAACCACGTCGATTCGGTCAACACGTATCGGTGGCAGTACGTGTGCGACGGCCAGATGGCTGACGGCCAGGTGACGCACCGGTACGGCGATGGCGCGCTGGCGTTGATCACGAAGGTGCTCTTGCAGATCACCGGTGGCCACCGTCCACATGTCACGCCGCGGCCTGATGCCACCGAGCCCTCTTCCCTTGTCCCGCAACGCAAGCAGCCGAAGTGGTCAGGAGTCTGATGTTCGAGAAGTCCACGAGTGATGCCCGCCCGGATCAGCGTTCGCACCGGTGCGCGGCGGGCCGCCACTGCCGGGCCCCGGTGGTCATCGACGGTGAGCAGGAGCCGGGGTTCACGCAGAACGCCGGCGAGTTGTGCACGGCGTGCGAGAACCACTTCGGCGGCGCGGTGCGCCGGCTGTCGAAGGACTGGTCGATGCTGCGGGCGACGTTGGGGGACCGGTACACCGAGGAACGGGCCCGGGTGGCGTCGTCGCGGAACATGGGCATCCCGATCGACGCGACGAGCGACCGCCTGATGACGGAGATGGTGGAGTGGGCCGGGTATGCGGCGGATCTGGTGTCGCTGCAGTTGAACACGGACACCCCTGACGGCAGCCGGACGCTGGCGAAGGTGATGCTCGACGATGAGCTGTCGGACCCGGAGGCGGGGTCGGTGGCGGAGTTGACGTGGGAGAACACCCGCCCCGGCGAAAGAGACCGGCTCACCGCGTACCTGCAGCTGATCGAACCGAACCTGGCGGTGCTGGCCCAGGCCCCCGTCGACACCGTGCAGGTGTGGGCGCAGCCGCAGCGCTGCGCGGTACACGGTGAGGAGATCGCCGCGGCCCGCCGCCTCCTGGACCTCGCCCGCGGTATTCGGGATGACGATGAGATCCGCGACGCCGCGAAGCAGCTGCAGGCCGCCTATGTCCACGCCGGCGACTGCAACGAGTGCTGCGGCTGGTCCGCTGATGGCCGATCCCAGGCCCGCACCGACATGCAGATCAGCGGCCTCGACGTCCTCACCCGTCTGACCCGCCTGCACAAGCTATCCCGGGAGCACCTCGGCCAGACGAAGCTCCGTCACCGCTACTCGATGCCCTGCACCCGCTGCGGCGCCACCCTGGGCCGCGACGACGGATCAACCATCATCACCTGCGACAACAAGGAGTGCGGGGCGTCGTGGACGGAGCGTGAGTACCAGTTCCTCACCAGCCTCTACGTCGATGATGAGCGGTCGCTGAAGATCACGAAGTGGCTGCTCGCTGAGGGCTACTCACGCCTCGACCGGATCGCCAACCTGATCGGCATGCTCAGCGACGACACCACCGCCATCGACCACCCCGGCGCCGGCCGCGTCATCCTCGAGCACCTCACCGACATCGTGGACGGCCACATCCCGGCCGAGGATCGCAAGACCGCCACCAACAAGGCCGCCGCGCAGAAACGCCAGGCCGCGGAGGACAGCTGGTCCTGGAAGCGGGAGAGGCCTTACCAGCGCCCGGAACCCAAGGCCCGGCCGGAGCGGAAGTCGGTGGGGATCGCTGCCAGCTCACTGTCGCTGATGACCGACACCATCCCAGGTGCCGCTGGTGTGGTGTGCGGCGAGTGCAACCTCGCCCACGCGGGGGAGTGCCTGTGAACGGCACAACGCGTGAGTGCTCGTACATCGGCGGCCACAACCCGGGATTCGATTCGCAATGCCACTGGTGCGTCCAGGCGAAGCGCGGCGCCTACGGGGCGCCGACCGCATCACCAGCACCCAGCTACGAAGACGCCGTATCGGAGGCGCACTCGACCGGGCATGAGCCGATCTGGGAGCCGTGCGCCGGGGGGCGGACGTGCGCACTCTGCGGACATATCGAGACAACGACAGGAGATCAGCAGTGAGCAAGCTCGGACAGGTAGCACCGGAGTCGCCGGCCGGAGGCGCGTCGGACCTGATCGCCACACTGCTGGGCCGGGCGCCGCGGGTGGCGATGGGCCTGGCCGCCGGGAAGGCGGTGTGGCCGTTGGCGAAGCAGCTCTGCGAGAAGGCCCGCGAGCGCACCCGCTACACGGTGAAGGTGCTGTCGACTGACGACGTATACGACGACCTGCACGAGTGGGTGCTGGGTTTGCTGCCGTCCGCGCAGCAGCGCGCTCTGGTGGCGTGGACGTCGAAACGGTCTGATCTGTCCGAGCCTGCACCGCTGTCCGTATCTGATGGGCCCCCGACCCGGTTGCGGCTGCGCTACGACGGCTCCCGCGAGCAGACCATCGTGCTGGGCGGCCACAAGGTCGACGTCGTGGTGTCCGACGGTGAGCAGGCCGGCAAGGACCGTTTCAAGCCGGACGAGATCGTGTTCACCACGTACTCACTGGCCGGTCAGCAGCACCTCCTGGGTGAGATCGACCAGGTGGTGCAACGGGTCCGCCAGGTGGGCCGCACACCGGTGTTCCGGATGCTCAACTCGTGGGGCGACTGGCAGCGACTCGACGATCTCCCACGCCGTGACCTCGATTCGGTGGTGCTTGCCGCCGATCAGCGCGAACGCCTGGTGGCCGACGTCGCCGAGTTCCTCGGCGCCGAGCAGGAATACCTGCGCCGCTGCATCCCCTGGCACCGCGGCCACCTCTACGAGGGCCCACCCGGCACCGGGAAGACGTCGGTAGCCCGTGCCATTGCCAGCCACTTCGGCCTCGACGTCTGGTACCTGCCACTGTCGGATCTACAGAAGGACTGCGACCTCCTCGGCGCGATGAGCCGCATCGGCCCACGCTCCATGCTGCTCCTAGAGGACGCAGACGTCTTCCACGCCACCCGGCAACGCAACGACGACGAGAAGGGCGTCACCCTCTCCGGTCTTCTGAATGCGCTCGACGGCATCGCCACCCCTCACGGCCTGCTGACAGTGCTCACCACCAACACCCTGGATGTCCTCGACCCGGCGGTGATCCGTCCCGGCCGGGTCGATCTCGTGGAGCATTTCGGCCTGGCTGACCGTGATCAGATCACCCGCCTACTGGAACGCTGGTACGGCTACCCGATCCTCGACGCCGGGGTATCTGACATCTCGCCGGCTGAGGTAATCGAGGCATGTAAGCGCAACGCCGACCCGGGCGACGCGATCATCGAGCTCAAGTCGTTCAGCCGAGCCGCGACGCAGGGAAACCCCGCCTGCGAGGACTGCGGCGCCGTTGATCGCGCGAAATGCTGCGTGATGGGCTCATGAACCCTTGCCCGACCTGCGGCCACGAGCACCTGCGAGATGACGGCGCCTACGCGAAGTGCCCGGTCTGTGTGTTCGATCCGGTGAGGGATCCCACGCTGCAGGGCTGCTGGATCACGGTGCCGTACTGATGGCGAGCTTCTTCGACCAGTGGATCATGCGCTTTCCCGACGGCACGCTGTCCAGCGCCCAGTTGACCTATTGGCATGGCCGTCACCGCCCGTGCAGTAACCAGCACGTGCGGCTCGTCGCGGGCATCTGGTGCCGCCCCGGCAAGGTGCTGAAGTGGGAGCCGATCAACGAGACCGACCTGACCAGAGGGGAATTAGGTGGACCCGATAACAACCGCGATCATCCTGTCGTGGGTTGAGATCAAGTCAGTCTGCGAGATGCTGGTGAAGCATCCCGACAACGACGACGAGAAAGCCGTGGCCGAACACATCCTGGGGGTTATGGACTATCACATGAGGGATGCCAGGCCGGGTAGCCGAACGCCCGCGCGCGCAGTCCGTGCCGGAAGCGAGGGTTGACCATGGCGAAGACCGCCCCCCAACCTCTCGGCGGGGTGCAGCGACGGCGATCGCTCTCCGCCGACCAGTACACCGCGCGCCGGCCGTGGCCATGGCCAGAGGACTCCAGGGAGGACCGCGCGAAACGCATCGCAGGTACCTACCGCGGTCTCGTGCAGAGGATCGCTCAGGGCTTGTGTGAGGACCCTGCGGTGGATCTCGATCGTCTCGACCAACACTGGTGCGACCTCGGCGCCTTCTGGGTCATGCCACCACAGGCCGAGATCAACGAGCAGGACTGGGTTGACGTGCGGACCGCCGCGCACTACGCAGACCGCTCTGAGCAGACCATCCGAGTATGGGCGCACCGCGACCTGATCGACGCCCGCGAAGGCGCCGACGGCGCACCCGAATACCGCGTCGCCTCACTTATCGAATACGCGAACACCCAACGCAATCAACGCGCAGCACGACACCTCGGAAGAGCTGGATGACAGGGCCGTCATTTCATGAAATACTGCAGGGCATCTACCGCTGTGCCCAAAACGGGTCACAGCGGTTTTCTTATGCCCAGCGCGGGAGGTGAGCGCATGGCAGACACCAGCCCGGGCGTCGGCGCATCCGCTGCGCTGAACCGCTACTGGACAGCCGGTGAGGGCCGGGCGAAGTGGGCAACGAGCCCGAAGCCCTGGACGACGCTGTACAACCTGCTGAGGAAGTACATGAGCGAGGGCAAGGCCAAGGGGTTGGCCACGTCCTACTACGTGCGGGTGTTCGGCCACGGGCCCGGCGCTGGCCGCTGATGGTGAGCATGGAGACCCGCTTCACCGTGCGTCACTGGTCAGAGCCTCGGCAGCGGCGGTACTGGCTGAATGTGGTTGTCTACGACACTGTTGCCGAGCTCCAGGCCGCTGCACAGCAGTACCGACCGTCGAACGAGCCAGGCTATTGGGACAACTGCGCTGGCTGCTTCCAGCCCCACGCAGGCACCCGCAACGGCTACCTCGGCATCATGCGCCTCGCCCGGCAGAACCTCACGGCCAGCATCGTCATCCACGAGTCAGTGCACGCAGCAGTCGCCTTCACCTGGCAGAGCCTGGGTCTGCAGCGCATCCAACTCGATCCGTACAGCCAGCGCAGCATGGAGGACCGCGAGGAAGTCATGGCCCACGCGGTCGATGGCATCTCGGTTGCACTGCTCAAGTACCTGCGGATCCGGCCCTGATGCCGCGAGCGCAGCGCCGCTGCCCTGGGGGCGGTGGCACCTGCACCGAGCTGATCCGCAACCGTCGCTACTGCCCAACACACACGGTCAGCTGGGCTGGTGAGCGCACCGCATCGAGTCGAGCGACGAGCACGACAGCGTGGAAGCGCGTACAGCCCGAGATCTTGAAGCGCGATGGATACGAATGCCAAATCAAACTTCCGGAGATCTGCACGGGGTACGCGACTACAGTCGACAAGATCGTTCCGGCATCCCGCCGACCGGACCTCGCGCTCGAGCCGCTGAACCTCCGGGCCGCGTGCTCGAACTGCAACGAGCGCAAGGCACGGACATCGGACCAGCCTTCTGTCGGACGGCGCCGATAGCCTGCGATCGTGTACGCGTCGTCTTGCGCCGTCTGCGGCCGAACCTTCGAGCACAAGCGGGTGAAGCGTCAGTATTGCTCCAACAGATGCGGAGCGAAGGCATCTTACGAAAGCCGACGAGACGCAGGGCTATTCGCCAAACCGCTTCATGACTGCACGTGCACAGTGTGTGGTTTAGCTTTCCGTGCAACCGTTCGGACCGCGAAGTACTGCACACAGAAGTGCCAGTACGTCCTGCTCTACCCGCCCGAGGCTAGAGTCCGACAGCCGCCGATGAGTCAACGCGTGAAGGCGGCGAGGCGCAAGCAGCGCTCTGCCGCACGGGGAACGAAGGGCCGGCGGCGCTGGACGAACGGCCACTGCCGAGTATGCGACGGGCAGTTCACCTCCGCGCACCGAGACATCACCTGCAGCGACCGCTGCTATGCCGAGCATCACGGCAATGGTCATGCGAGGCAGAAGGCGATCGAGCGCAGTGCTCGCAGGGCCCGTCTTCGGGATGCATACGTAGAGAACGTCGACCCGCGGGAAGTGTTCGAGAGAGACGAGTACCGTTGCCACATCTGTCTCCAGCAGACTGACCCAACGCAAAGCGTGCCCCACCCGCGGGCGCCTACGCTTGATCACGTCGTGCCCCTCGCCGCGGGCGGTCTCCATGAGCGGGCAAACTGCCGGACAGCATGCTTCATCTGCAACTGCGTCAAGAGTGACACCATCCTCGGGTGCCCTCCCGATGCGGTGCCCCCGCACCCCCTGGCCCCCACCGGGTCCCCTGGGGTCGCTGCACTCGCCGCGTAGTTCTGCAAGATTCTGTCTGTACGGGTTGGGAAAAAATCGGGGTGCCGCCTGGCGGCCAGCTCGCTCGTCGCCAGATCGACTGTCTCGCAGTCACTTTGGCAACATGAAACCATGTGCGCCGCAACAGATCTCGTCGCTCCCGACATGGGAACTGCATCTTTCCTGACATAGGAGCCCGCCATGCCCGGACCTACCGCGAAGGACCCCACCATCCGCGGCCGCCGCAACAGGACGGCGACCCGCGCGACGCTGAGCAAGCCGGATGCTGAGGTGGAGAAGCCGAAGCTGCCGAGCAGCATCGAGTGGTATCCCGAGGTGGTCGCGTGGTGGGACGACTTGTGGACGTCGGAGCCGCGCAAGGAGTGGATCGACGTCGACACCCACCTGTTGTCGGTGGCGGCGCGGCTGTATCAGATGATGCTGGACCCCGACACGAAGCCGACGGCTGCGAAGGCGCTGGCGGGGGAGTACCGGCAAATCTTGGTGCAGTTCGGGCTGACGCCGATGGCGCGGCGGACCTTGCAGTGGGAAGTGCTGCGCGTCGAGGGCGAGAAGAACGCGGCTGCGCGGCGGGCTTCGTCGGGCGCGACGTCGACCACGGCCGCGAAGGCGGCGCCGCGCGCGGCCGCTCGGGTGGATCCGCGCAAGAGACGCCTGGCCGCTGTGCAGTAGCCCGCCGTGGAGCTGATCGTCCCGCCGGACGGCGACGTCCTGTATCCGACGCTCGGTGAACAGGTCTGCGACTTCCTCGAGGCGCACTCGGTGTTCGGCCCGGGCGATCTGAAGGCCCAGCCGTACCGGATGTCGGAGGACTGGCAGTACGTCACCTACCGGTCGTATGAGCACTGGCCGAAGAAGCACCACAACGCGGGCCGCCGCCGGTTCAAGCGCACCAACGTCTCGATCCGTAAGGGCGCGGCCAAGACCGAGTTCCTCGGTCAGGTCGCGTTCGCTGAGCTGCATCCGCACGCGCCGGTCCGGTTCAACGGTTACAACCGCGACGGCTCGCTGGCCCTGGGCCGGCCGGTGGTCGATCCGTTCATCCCGCTGCTGGCCAACGCGAAGATCCAGGTCGAGGAGCTCGCGTACGGCGCGCTGAAGGTCATCTGCGAGAACGCCCGGATCGCGCGGTGCTTCTGCAAGGAGTGTCAGGGCGATCTGTGCCACTGGTGCGGCGAGGACTGCATCGGCCCGGACGCGTTCGACGTTGGTGTCGACCGGATCCTGCGCAAGGGCCCGGACGGGAAGGCTGACGGGAAGTGCATTCCGGTGGCCACGGCGCCGGACACCAACGACGGTGGTCGCACGACGTTCAACGGCTACGACGAGACGCACCGCCTGTATCTGCCGACGGAGAAGGCCGCCGTCACCACGATGGATGAGAACCTCGGCAAGAGGTACGCCCAGGACCCGTGGGGCATGGCGGTCACGACCGCCGGTGAGCCGGGCCAGGAGTCCGTCGCTGAGGACAACCACTTCGAAGCTGAGGCTATGGCCCGCAACGAAGTCGAGCGGCCGGACACGTTCTACTTCCACCGGCAGGCATCCGACGGCTGGGACATGCGGAAGTTTTCCGACCGGGTGGAAGCCATCCGAGAAGCGTCGGGGCCGGATCTGGCTAGCCGCACCGATCTCGAGCAGATCGCGGCGCGCTGGGACAAGCCGAAGGCGAACAAGGGCTACCTCGAGCGGGTGTGGACGAACCGCTGGTTGCAGCAGTCGGCGCAGGCGTTCAACGTCGGCCGCTGGGACGAGCTGTTCTCCAGCGGCCTGGTCATTCCGCAGCGGGCGTTCGTCACGATCGGCTTCGACGGCGCCCGGATGCGGGACTCGACAGGGTTCGTGGTGACCGACGTGAAGACCGGCTTGCAGCAGGCCGAGGGGCTGTGGGAGCGGCCGCACGATGCCGCCGACGACTGGGAAGTCGACGAGCTCGAGGTCAACGAAAAGCGAGCCGAGCTATTCAAGCGCTACCGGGTCCTCAAGATGTATGCGGACCCGCCGCACTGGAACTACACGGTCGGCGCTTGGGCGGCCAACCATCCTGATGTCGTCGAGGAGTTCTGGACCAACCAGCGCCGGCGGATGTTCAAGGCCATCACCGCGTACGAGGACGCGATCGAGTCCGGCGCGGTGAAGCACAACAGCCCCACCGGTGACACCGACGGCGACCTGGCCAGCGTGGGCGACCTGACGAGGCATCTGCGTAACGCTGGCCGCCGCAGCACCAACCTCGTTGCCGACGAAGAGACCGGCGAGAAGGTCTGGATCCTCACCAAGATCCATCCCGATCGGAAGTTCGACCTCATCGTGGCCGCCATCTTGTCCTGGCAGGCGCGCATGGACGTCCTGCCGAAGATCCCGAAGCCGAAGAAGCGTGTGTTCGCTCGAATCAGATAGGAGGGTGGGACTTTGGCCGATCTCACCCCCCAGGACTGGTTCGACAAGCTCAACGCACGCTTCACCCAGACCACCCGGCCGGAGTGGTCGGACAAGCTGCACCGACCGGTCGCGATCCGCCCCCGCAACGAGGTGCTGGACACCCTGTGGTCCTACAACGTCGGTGACGCGCCTCTGCCGCAGGTTGCCGAGGGCTACGAGGAAGCCTTCCGCGACGTCATCCGCCAGGCCCGCTGCAACTACGCGCCGATGTGCGTGAACGCAATGCTCGACCGGATGGAACTGCACGCCGTCTCGACGCTGGCCGACAACGACGCCGGCGGCGACGACGTGGCTGCCAGGATCATGGACGAGTCCGGATTCGGGGCCATGGCCACGGAACTGTTTGGCTACCAGTTCGCGCTGGGCGAAGCCTTCGCCATGGCGGTGGACAACGACGGGGACACCCCGACGGCGCACGCGATCGACCCGCGCCGCTGCATCGGAGTGCCTGACAAGGCCCGCCCGAACCGGCTGCGCGCGGCGCTGGTCAAGGAGTACGACCCGATCCTGCAGGAAGAGTCCGCGCACCTGTTCCTGCCGGGGCGGCGCTACGACGTGAAGTACGACGGCACCACCTGGACCGTCGACAACATCAACCGACCCGAGGCGATCACCGGTCTGGACAAGCTGGGCGGCATCCCCATCGTCCGATTCCAGAACCCCCATGGGCTCGGCGAGTACGAACGTCACCTCGACCTGCTGGACCGCATCAACGACATGACATTGAAGCGCCTCATCATCGTGGCGTACCAGGCATTCCGCCAGCGGGCCATCATCGGTGACGACACCGAAGACGACGCTGAGGATGACGACGACGCACAGCCCATCGACTGGGACGCGCTGGCGGCCACCGTGTTCAAGGCGAACCCGGGCGCACTGTGGAAGGTGCCGGAGGGCTTCAAGTTCTGGGAATCGCAGGCCCTGGACCTCTCGTCCATCCTGAACGCGAAACGCGACGACGTGAAAGAGTTCGCGGCCGTCACCGGCACACCGCTACACCTGATCACACCCGACGCTGCGAACGGCTCAGCCGAGGGCGCCGGCCTGATGCGGGAATCGTCGACGTCGAAGATCCGCAACCGCCGATCGGGCGCGGCGCCGCAGATGAAGCTGCTGTGGCGCACGCTGTTTGCGCTCGACAACCAGGCTGATCGCGGCACCTCGATCAAGCTGCACTGGGGTCCGATCGAGTTCCGCACCCTGGCGGAGAAGGCGTCGGCGTCGGCCCAGGCGGTCGGCACACTGTCGCTGCAGCAGCGCAGCCAGCAGATCTTCGAGATGTCGCCGGAGGAGACCGAGGCGAACATCAACCAGATGGCGGCCGAGCAGATTCTGATGCCGAACACTCCGACGCAGCCGACGGTTCCGCCGGCACAGCCCGCTCCTGCGGTGCCTGATGACAACGCCGCTTAGCGCGCCAGTCACCTACCAGCAGGCGCTGGCCATGGCGGCCGAGTCGGCGGCCAAGAAGTCACCGAGCTCGGCCGCTGAGCACGCTCTGGCGGTCACCGCGACCATGGCGGACAGCACCATCGCCGCCCGCGATCGCGCAGCCGCGCACGCCAAGCAGGCCATCGGTCGGTTGTGGGCGGCGGTGAACCCGTACAGCAACCGGGAGGTGCTGGCGTTCGCCGCTCAGGCCGCACGGATCATGATGTCCGCGCAGTCGGCGGCCGCCCGGGCCGCCGCGGTGGCGCAGTCGCAGCAGCTGCTCGCCGTCGGTGTGAGCGTCCCCGCGGTACAGACGGTTCCCGTCGATGTGCGGGCCAAGAGCGCCGCGGTGGTGGGCGGGAAGCTGATACTGCAGCGGCCAACTATCGAGCTGGACTACGACGGCCAGAGCGCCACGATCACTGCGGCCGACATGACCACCGCGGCAGTGTTCCAACGCGCGGCGCAGACCTACCGGTGGGTGATCTCTCAGGGCGGTACCGACGCCGACCAGCAGTCGGTGCTGCGGATGAACGTTCTGATCGACGACAACCTGATGCTTGCGCAACGCCTGGCCCAGCAGCAGGTGCTCGCGGCCACCGACGAACCAGTCGACCTCGACCGCGCCAAGGTGAAGGTCATCGGCTACCGGCGGGTCATCCATCCGGAGCTGTCGCGGGGTGGCACCTGCGGTATGTGCATCGCCGCGTCGGACCGCATCTACAAGATCGGCACGCTGCTGCCGATCCACGACAACTGCAAGTGCACGATCGCCGCGGTCACCGAGGACTACGACCCCGCCGACGAGCTGAACGCTGTGGACCTGAACCAGCTGTATAAGGACGCGGGTGGCACCGGGAACGCGCTGCTGAAGCGCACGCGCTACCAGGTCGGCGAGCACGGCGAGCTCGGGCCGGTGCTGGTGCCGAAGCGGGCGTACAAGCCGCGCACCACAAAGTCGAAAGTCCGCTCGAGCAGAGCGGGCATCGGCGGGGCGAAGGAGACGCCGGCCGAAATCGCCGCACGGCACCTGCCGCTGCTGCGGGAGAGCCTGGCCGACCTCCGCCGCCGCGGTGTGTCGGAGGACTCGCCGCAGATCGCCTATCACGAGCAGCAGATCGCGGAGTTCGCGAAACTGGTTGCCGACAAATGACTTCCGCCACGCATTGGCGGTCGGCCCGACATGGGTTCCATCCCGACATGGGAGTGCATGTGTTCGTTGATCTCTTCCCCACGTACCCCTTCGCTGGATGTGTCAAGCGGGGCAACACCATCCGCCCTGTGCGACGCGGACCGCATCCGCAGCCGACCGATCCGCCGGCTGACCCACCCGTAGACCCGCCGCCCAACGACCCGCCCAGTGATCCGCCGGCAGATCCGCCCGACAGGGGCTTCCCGCCGAACACGCCGATCAAGGAAATGACCGCGGAGCAGCAGGCTGCGTACTGGAAGTTCCACGACCGGCGCAAGAGCGACATGCTCAGCGCCTATCAGGGCATCACTCCGGAGCAGGCCCTGCAGTGGAAACAGGATGCGGAGGAAGCGCGGCGAAATCAGCTGCAGCCGAGCGAGCGTGTCCTCGAGGACGCTCGGACGGAAGCGGCCGCCACCGCGGCGCAGCAAGCGGCTGGCGTGTGGGCTGGTCAACTGACCGAAGCCATCGTGGGCCAGTTCGTACACGACGAGGAACAGCGCCAGGCCGTCCTCGCCGGCATCAACCCGACGACGTTCATCAAGGACGGCAAGTTCGACAAGGACGCCCTCGTCGGGCATCTCACCGGTCTCGCAGCCGCATTCGGCGGCATCGGCCCAGGTGAATATCAACCCAGACAGTGGGGCCAAGGAGGATCGCAACCCCCGGCACCGTCCGGACGCGATGAAGGTCTCGCCGAGGCAAAACGCCGCGGCTACCCAACAACGTAGGAGGACACGATGTCGAGTGACATCTCTGTTCGCTCCCACTCATATCAGGTCGACAACCGCGACTGGCTCATTGGCCAGCACGGCACCGACCTGACTCCGAGTGCGACGCTGGACATCTCGAAGTTCACGAAGAACACCCACTATCCGAACGGGTTCATCAAGTCGGGCACCCCACTCGGCATCGTCACCGCCACCGGCCTGTACGGGCCGTACAACGATGCGGCATCCGACGGCACGGAGGTGTGCCGCGGCCTGCTGTTCAGCTTCGTCCGCGTCATCGACGAAGTGGGTAACACGCTGACCAAGGTCGGCGGCGCCCGATTCGTCCACGGGGCCGTGAAGGAGTCGAAGTTGCCCATCGCGATCAACGCGAACGGCAAGGCCGACCTGCCCCTGATCGTCTGGCTCTGAGGAAGGACTGAACCATGGCAATCGTTTTCGACGGGCCGGTCACTCCCGACGCGCTCACCACGTTCATCCGCACCGTGCCGATCCCCGCGGGCAACCTGCTGCAGCAGCTGTTCGGCTCGATCACCCGGGAGAGCAACCGCATCGACTGGGCCGAGATGGTCAAGACGAACCGCACCGCGGCCTACCGATCCTTCGACGGCATGATCCACGTGTCGGCGCGAGACGCCGGCTCGGGGAAGTTCGTCGAGCTGATCCCGTTCTCGGATTCGCTGAACAAGGGCGAGTACGAGCGGATCGCCGAGCAGATCGCACTGGTGTCCGGTACCAATCGGGCCGTCCAGGCCCGGGCTGCGTACAACGACGCGGATCGTCTCATGGGCACCATGAACAACCGCATCGAGCTGGCGTGGGGCGACGTTCTGACCGACGGCAAGCTCACCATCAACGAGGGTGGGTTCTCCGGTGAAGCCGACTACGGCGTGCCGGCGAACCAGGTGACCGCACCGGCTGGGGCGACGTGGATCGATGCGAACAGCGCCACCGCGGTGCCGTTGACCGACCTCGACGCCCAGCAGGAAGTGCGCCTCGCGAACGGCAACGCCCGCGCAGGCAAGATGCTGATGTCGCGGTCGCGTCGGAGCATTCTCCGTCGCAACAAGCAGATCATCGACGCCGTGTACGGTGCGACCGCCGGGCGCACCAGCGTCACGGTTTCGGAGCTCGAGAACCTGTTCGAGTCCGAGGATCTGCCGGTGCCGGTGGTTTACGACACCCAGCTCAACGTCGAGGGCACCGACACCCGCGTGCTGGCCGCTGACAGGGTGGTCCTGCTGCCGGACGACCCGAAGCAGGCCGGAACGATGGTATTCGGCGTCTCCGCCACCGCGCTGGAGCTCGTCAACTCCAACGTCGCGGAGATGAAGTTCGGCGATGCCGCAGGCGTCGTCGGTGTCATCGAGAAGGTCGGACCGCCCTACCGCGAGTTCACCTATGTCGACGCGGTGGGCATGCCGGTGCTGACCAACGCCGGCCTCGTCTCGATCCTGGATGTGGCCTGATGGCCGCCCTCGCCATGCACGTGTCCGTGCGCGACGAGACCGGCCAGACGCGCTCCTTCGGCCCGGGTGAGGTGGTGCCCGACTGGGCGGCGCGTCAGATCACCAACCCGAAGGCGTGGGAGGACGGGGAGGTGCCGTTCCCCTCGGATTCGGATTCCAAGCCGGCGTCTCCGGCCGCACCGTCGAGCCAGCCAGGCGATCAGGGTGCGTCCGATTTGTCGGCGAAGGTCGACGCCCTCGACGCCAAGATTGACGCGGTGGCGGAGGTCCTGGTGGTGGTGAAGGAGGTGCTCGACGTGCTCGCCGAGCAGCTCTCCGGCATCACCCTCGTCGAGGACGGCGACGCTGACGAAGAGGTCCCGATCCCGCCGAAGGCGGGCAAGGGTTCCGGCGAGGACAAGTGGCGCGCCTACGCCGCGGCGCAGGGTGTCGACGTCACCGACATCGAGGACCGCAACGACATCATCGCGGCCCTCAAGGACGCTGGCGTTCCGGTCGAATGACCCAGCCGACCCAGGGCAAGTTCGCATCCCCGGAGGATGTGACGAGCCGGTTCGAGGGAACGATCCCCGAGAACCGGCTGCCCTGGGTCACCGTCCGCATCGGTGACGCCGAGAGCGAGCTGATGGGCAAGATCCCATCGCTGCGCAAGCCCATCGACGTTATCGCCGCGGAGTCCATTGCGGCTGGCGACGAGGATCGCCTCAACCGGGTCAAGCTGCTGGTCTGTGAGAAGGTCCTCGACCTCTACCGGAACCCGGAGCGGGCCAGCCAGCGCAGCACCACGACACCGGACATCACCACCAGCCGGTCCTGGTACTCCACCGATCCGACGCGCGGCCGGGTGCAGTTCACGGCCGACGAGCTGGATTCGGTGCGTCTGCGGACGCGGAAGCGTAAGCAGCGGTTCGGCACCATCGGCGTGGCGCCGTGGCATCCGACTCGTCCGGCGGGCCCGCTGCTGTGACTGCACCCGTCGACGGTATGACCGCGGAGGCGCGGGCCGCCGTCGGCGAGCTCCTCGCTCTGCGTGGCCAGCCGGTCGTCCTGATCCCGGCTGCTGGCACGGTCGTCGAGAAGCCCGGCGGAGGGCACGATTACAGCCCCGGTGTCCCGCGGGCACCGCAGGTGTTCGCGAAGTTCAACAAGCAGCGGCTCGACGGCGTGGATGACGCGCAGACCGACCGCGGCACGGTGCGTTCGTTCCAGCTGGAGATGATCGGCGCCCACGACGCGATCGTGGAGCTCGGTGACCACTGGGAGGACTTCGCGGCCACCTACACCGTGGAGAGCGTCGACATCACTCAGCCGTACCAGGTGAAGGCAATCGTCACCGCGATCCTGAAGGTGCAGGGGCACAGCTTTGGCTAAGACGTATGGCCGCCTGTCCGAACTGAATTCGGGTCTGGTGAAGCTGGCCGACAACTGCGGCGACATGGACGAGGACTACGGTCGCGTTATCAACTCCATGATGGGCCTCACCGCCGTCGACGGCGAAGCGCACATGAAGGAGAAGGCGCCGTGGCGTGACAGTGACGGCAACCGCGACGACCGCACCCCCGGCGAGACCCGCGCCGCCCTGTTCACCGCCACCGACCTCGCCGGCTCGCACAAGTCGATCCTGTTCAGTCACGGCGTCGACTGGGGCATCTGGCTGGAGATCAACAACCACGGCAAGGACCAGATCATCATGCCGACCGTGGCTGTCATGGGAAAGAAGCTGATGAAGAGTCTCCGCGGCACGCTGCGGCTGGTCCAGAAGGGCTGACGTGGCCCGGGCTGCGGTCCTCGAGCTGCTGCGCGGCGACGCCCAGCTGGCCGCGCTCGGTGGTACCGGGTTCGTCGTCCAGGCGGGGTTCTCCTACGACCAGCACCCCAACCCGCGGGGCGCGTTCATCGTGATCATGTGGCGGCACACCGACTTCGATGAGGACATCCAGGCCAACGCTGAGCAGCATTTCGACCTGTACGTCCACATCGTCACGTCGCTGTCCACTGACTACGGCCGCGTCGACGCGATCATCGACCGCGTTGACGAGATCTTCGCCGCCGCCGCCGACACCGCGGTCCCGCACATCGGTGGAGACGGAAAGCGGCTGGACCACATCGGCTTTGAAGGCCGGTCGATGGACATCACCGACGACAAGTACAAGACCATCTGCCGCTATGCGTCCTACATGGCGCTGAGCAGCACCGTGACCGCGTAAACCGCGGCGACAGAAAGGTAGTGCCATGGCCGGAGCGCCGCGTCCCACCCCCGAAAGCAAGCCCGCCAACGAGTCCGCGCAGTCGCCGGCGGGCGCGAGCACCGCAGGTTCCACGATCGAGACCCCGGACGCCGCGCAGTCCGTGGCCTCCGACGCCGAGAAGGCCCAGGCCGACGCCGACACCGCTGCGGCGGAAGACGCCAACCCCAACAAGGGTCGCTTCGTGCTGTACCTCGGCCCGCGCAACATCGTTGCCGCCGGCGACGACCTGAAGTCGCGCGAACTGCAGCTGGGTGAGGGCACGTACGCCGAGATCACCCCGACCGACTGGAAGCTCGGCGGCATCGACGCCAAGCGCAACTTCGTCTGGGACATCTCCAACAACTGGCGAATCCCGGCCACCCACTTCACCACCGAGCAACTCGACTACCTGCTGACCGCCAGCAAGCGCTTCGAGCTGGTCGACGGTGAAGGCGTCAGGGTCGACCGCTAGGTGAACGCCGAACCTGTCGCCATCCAAACCGGGCGGGCGGTCCGCTGCGCCAGCGGCGAGCTGCACTTCAAGGTGATCGACGGCGACAGGATCGAGATCAAATGCGGCAACCGCCACTGCACCGGCGGCGACTCCGTGGTCCTGCACCGCTTCTCGTTCGAGGGCGAACACCTCGAAACGCTCAAGTTCAAAGACCCCTTCTCCCGAGGCCATGGAGCCCGTAGGCACCGAAAGGACGCTCCGTAATGGTTGCTTCACCCGGAAACCCCGACACCAAGCCGTACGGCCTGAACCGCATCTGGATCACTGGCTACGTCGACGCCGACGGCACCATCCTGGCCGACACCAGCTACCGCATGCCCATCGCCCGGACCGTGGCGTTCTCCGAGAATGAGGACTCCGACACCCTCGACGGCGACGACAAGGCCGCCGTGGCCATCCAGGGCAAGGGCGCCACCGTCACCGGCACCCTGGAGGCCGGCGGTCTCGACCTGATGTGCCTGTCGCTGATCTCCGGCGCCCAGCTCATCGAGTCGGGCATCGAGCCCAATGTGAAGCGGGTCGTGCGCAAGCGCGCCAGCGCGCCGCGGCCGTACTTCCGCGTCGAGGGCCAGGCGATCTCCAACGGCGGCGGCGACAACGTGCTGCGCATCTTCCGCTGCAAGGCCAACGGCAAGATCGCTTTCGACATGAAGTACGGCACCTTCGTGATCCCGTCGATCGACTTCATGGGCACCCCGATGCCGGGCGACACCGACGACTACGCCTGGGAGCTGGAGTACAACCAGCAGCGCACCACGCTGGGTTCCACGCCGGTGGCCAACCCGCTGCCCATCCCGTCGAACGTCACCGTCGGCACGCTCACCGCGACCACCGCGGTGCTGTCGTGGACCGACATCCCCGCCGCGGACAGCTACAAGGTGCAGACGTCCACCAACGGTGGAACCACCTGGACGCCTGTCGCTTCCAATGCTGGTGGAGAACCGACCACCCCGGCCACCACCGTCACCGGCCGAGTCGCGGCCACCGCGTACTCCGCCCGCGTCGCCGGCGTGTTCAACGGCGTCACCGGCCCGTACAGCGCGCCGGTCACGTTCACCACGCCCGCCAGCTAGATCCCCCGCGCCCTGAGGCGCACTGAGCCCGTAGGAGGCCGTCATGACGACACCCATCACCGAGCAGGGGCCGCAGGCCACGCCCGCGATCCGGACGTGGTGCTGCGGCACCCTCATCACCGGCCCGCATGTGCCCGAGTGCCCGCAGGCGCCGCAGCCCGATCAGCCGATCGACTACGCGGGCCCCGTTCAGGTCGAACCGCCGCCGTCGCCCACCGTGGCGCCGGCGGCGGCTTCGTCGCGTTCCTACGGCTTCGCCAAGCGGGGGGAGGCGGACCTCGAGCTGCCCAGCGGCGGCCTCGTGCGGTACCGGAAGCTGAACAAAGGGCAGCTGCTGGAACTGAACATGGTGGAGGTCCTCGACGGGTTCACCCCGGAGCTGCTCGCCGACGTGCAGAGCGGTGACGAAACCGTGGCGCAGGAGGCGTTCCTGAAAGCTGTGGTGGATCCGGCGCGCAACGCCAAGATCTTCGGCCCGGTCGACCGGGTGGTCGCCGCAGTGGTCGTCATCCCCGCGGTGGTACTGGACGGCCCCTCGACGGATTCCCAGATCAACGTGGCCGACATCGACCTCGAGGACAAGCTGGTGATCTTCGGAGCTGCTGTGGGGGAGCAGCTCAGCTCGTTGAAAAGTGTACGCGCGCAGTAAAACACTGGCGTACGAGATCTTCGAGCGCGCCAAGATGTTCAGCCAGCGTCCGAGTGACGTCGCGCTGCTCGACGAACGAGTAGGGGACATCGGGCGGTTTTACTTCGACCGCGGCATCTGGGCGTTCGGCCGGCACGTCGCCTCCCGGATGGCGGAGGTTGGGAAAAGCAGCGATCCGGGCATCGCCGAAACACTTCGACTTCGAGAATGGGAGAGGCTGATGGGTGCTGACGTGAGCAACTCCGCAACCGGTTTCGCCGATCCCGGCGCCGCGATGGCCGCCCGCGACGAAGAGGGCGACGAAGACATCGTGCTGGACGTCTGAGTAGATGCCTGACTATTCACTCGGTCGCGCCCACGGCAAGATCGAGATCGACTACGACGGTTCAGGTGCCGGCAGGGCTGAACGCGATCTGCGCAAGGTCGCCACGTCGTCGGAGTCGGCGGACAAGTCGCTGCAGAAGACGCAGCGGACCCTGCAGGACACCGAGCGGGACTTCGACTCGACCAGCACCTCGGCGCAGGGGTACAGCCAGCGGCTTAAGGACGTCGAGGCCGCCACCGCGGCCGCGGAGGCTGCGACCAAGCGCCACAACGCCGTCCTGCTCGACTCGAAGTCCACGCTCGACGACATCAAGGCCTCCGAGGACAACCTCAAGGAGGCGATCGACCGGCGGACCGCGGCTATGGACGCCGCCCGTGACGCCCACCGCGCGCATGTCGCCGGGCTGGGCGGTCTGCAGCGGGCCATGGCCGGCCTGTCGACGCTCGTGCCTAACCTCAACAACCGCATCGAGGGCCTGGCCAACGTCAGCGCCGACGCCACCAACAAGGCCAGCGGCCTGGCCACCGCGCTCGGTGTGGCCGCGCGTGCTGCGGCGCTGCTCGGCCAGCCCGCCGTCTCTGCGGGTCTGCTGGTGGCGTCGCAGGGCATCGACCGGGTGGGCACCAGCGCCAACACCGCTGGCAACTTCGTCGGCGACTTCGTTGGCCAGATCGCCAGCTTCGAAACGGCGTTCGCCAAGATCGCCGGCCTGACGCTCGCTGTGCCGTCGCTGGGCGGCCTTGCCGGCATCGGCGGCGCGGCCGGGCTGCAGGGCATCGTGAACGTCGCCGGGGCGGTGCAGCAGCTGTCCGGCGTGTTCGGCCTGCTGCCGTCGGTGATCTCCGGTGTCGCGTTCACCATGAGCACCCTGGAGCTGGCGTTCCGCGGCGTAGACGACGCGCTGACGTCGATGATGGACGACGACCCGACCAAGTTCCTCGAGTCGATCAAGGACATGGCGCCGGGCGCCGCGCAGGCCATGCTGTCGATCGCGCAGTTTCGTGACCAGTTCAAGCTGGCCGCCGCGGCGCCGCAGGAAGCGTTCTTTGGGCAGATCTCCGAGCAGATCGCCCCGCTGATCCAAACCTGGCTTCCCGCAGTGGCTTCCGGCATGGCGCAGGCCGCCGGTGTCATCGGCCAGGCCGCCAGCGAGCTGATGCGTCTGCTGATGCAGCCGCAGGCGATGGCGGTGTTCCAACAGTTCATCGGCGATATCAGCGCCGGCCTGCAGGCCATGATACCCGCCCTAGAGCCGCTGCTGTACGTGTTCGAGCAGCTCACCGTCGCGGGTTCGGGGTTCTTCGAGCAGATCGGCGGCAGCATCACCCAGGCGATGAACTCGTTCGCCGACATCGTGGAAGCTGCCGCCTCGACGGGCCGCCTGCAGGACTGGATCGGCACCGGCATCAACGCATTCGGTTACCTCATCGACATCGTGTACCAGTTCGGGTCCGCGTTCCTGGACATCATGACGATCGCCGACCAGTTCGGCGGCGGGGGACTGCTTGGCTGGCTCTCCGAACTCACCCGCACCTTCGCCGGGTGGACGCAGACCGCCGACGGCCAGAACGCGTTGATCAACTTCTTCTCGACGATGCGCGAGGCCACCGACGCGTTCCTGCCGATGCTGGGCCCACTCATGGATGGCCTGGTGTCGCTGGGGTCTGCGTTCGTGCAGCTGGGCATCGCGACGGCGCCCGGCTGGCAGACGTTCTTCGACACCTTCGCGCAGACCATGGAGCAGCTGGGCCCGACGATTGTGGGGATCGCGCCGGCGATCAACACGTTCCTGGTCGGCATGGCGGACGCCTTCGCTCAGCTGATGGCTCAGATCGGCCCGCAGCTGCCGCAGCTGTTTCAGATGCTGGCCGACGCGTTCGTCGCGCTGCTGCCGCAGATCGGGCCGCTGGTCGACATGTTCATGCAGCTCGTGCTCAGTGTGGGTCCGCAGCTGCCGAAGTTCTTCGCCGCGGTCACCTCGCTGATCGAGGCGTCGCTGCCGTACTGGCCGGTCATCATCGGCTTCGTCCGCAACTTCGTCTCGCTACTCACCTGGTTCATCGAATCCGGTGCAGCAGTGATCAACTGGTTCACCGACTTCCTCGGCGGGGTCAACGAGTTCATCAACAAGATCCCCGACGCGCTGTCCGGGATCGGCGACGCCATCCAGCGGTTCTTCTCCGGCCTGCCCGGCCGCGCACTGGAAGCTGGCAAGAACCTCATCGGCGGTCTCGTCGACGGCATCACCAGCGGCCTCGGATCGGTCGGCGGCGCCACTCGCGCCGTGGTGGAAGCGATCGCCGAGTTCTTCCAGAGCTCACCGGCCAAACGAGGACCGTTCTCCGGCAGCGGCTACACCATGATCCGCGGCCAGAAGATGATCACCGACATGGCCGCCGGCATGGCGTCAGCACGACCCACACTCGAAGCCGCTGCCCTGTCCTCGGCGACGGCGGCCAGCGCGGGCCTCGCCGGCGGCGGCGCCCCGTCGCCCGGGGGGCGTGAAACCCAAGGCGCGGCGCTGCTCCCCGACAACATCGCAGGCGCCGACACCAGCGTGCTCACCGCATACCTGCGCCACCAGTTCTCCGACACCCGCGGCCTCAAGGGGTTGGCCAAGGACCTCGGCGACATCCTGTCCGTCGCGCAGAGCGGCTTCAACTTCCTGAACAGCAACGTCATGGGACCGATGTTCCAGGCGCTCGGCATGCTGCCAGGCGCGCAGGATCAGGCGTGGAAGAAGATGTCGGCCGACGAGATCGCCGCCCGCCAGCAGCAGGAGTCGCAGCGCAAGTCCCTCGAGGGCACCAGCGACCAGAAGCCCACATGGGGCGACGTACTGGGCCCCGGCGCATCCTCCAGCTCCACGCCTCCGATCGATGGCAGCGTGCCGCTGGTTCAGAACCCCGACGGCACGTGGACCTCCTCGAATCCCGAGTGGGCCAAGCTCATCGCCCGGGAATCCGGCGGCCGCAACATCCGCCAGCAGATCATCGACGCCAACTCCGGCGGCAACGAGGCCGAAGGTCTCTTCCAGATCACGCCGGCCACCTGGCGGGCGCACGGCGGCGCGGACTTCGCTCCCAACGCCCTCGCAGCGTCAGTGCAGGAGCAGGCCGCGGTTGCTGCACGCATCCTGCGCGGCAACCCGACCGGATCAGACTGGGGGGCAGGGCTGCCCGGCCGGGAGAACGCCGCCGACCTCTTGGCGGGGCTCACCGGTGCGCCACCCGCGGGCGCGGCGGCACCGACATGGGGTGACGTGCTCGACCGACCGGTTCCGGCGGCGGGCGCCCAGCCAGCTGGCAGTTACGGCCTTCCAGCGGGCACCGACACAGGCGGGTACGGAACCGGCAACGCTGATACGTTCCCGGACTGGGTGATCGCCCTCGCCGACCGGTTTGGGGTCAAGGCCAGCACCTACGAAGGGCACCAGGAATCCGACCGCGGCGAGGCGGGCTACGCGCCGAACCCACAAGGCCTCAACCGGGGAATCGACTGGGCAGCGCCCATGACGTCCGAGGGCATTGCCAACATGCAGCGCCTCGCGGAGTACCTGCAGTCCATCGCGCCGAACACTCCCGGGCTCGAGCAGATCATCTGGCGTAACCCGAACACGGGACAGACGATCGGGCTCGGCGGGTCAGGCAACCTCGATCCGAGCTACTACCCGGACAGCACCTACGCGGGCCACGAAAACCACGTGCACACCCGCCAGTCCACGCCGCTCCCGCTGCCCGGCGGTGTTGGGAACTCGTTGAGCGCGGGCGTTCCGACGCAGCTGCTGGCTCAGCGCGGGGTGGGCAACTCAGCCTCGGCCGGTCTGAACAGCGGTCTGATCCTGCCGTCGGGGCGGTCGATGGACGAGCTGCTCGACACCAGCGCGCAGAGCCTGTCGGTGAACGAGCAGCTGCTGCAGGCGTACCTGAACGGCAACCCTGCCCTCGCCAGCCAACTGTCCGCGGCGCAGCTCCCTGGCGCGTCGGACGAGACTGTGATGAGCGCCCTCACCGGTATCGACCGCACCATCGCCGACCTCACGGCGCAGGACGCGGTGGGCAACCAGAACACCATCGACGCGCTGCGCAGCCAGCAGACGCAGATCGCCCAGCAGGGCGGATTCAGCCAGGGTCCAGGCGCGCTCCAGACAGCTCAGTCGATCGCCGGTGGCGCGGCCAACGTCGTCACCGGCGTTTTCCGGTCCATCTCCAGCGGACTCGAAGCGCTCGGCGCGACGCAGGACATCGCCGACCGCCTGGTCTACGGCGTCCGGAACACCGAAGACGTCAACAAGATCATCGACAACGTGCAGAAGTACATCACGTTCGCCGCGGACATCGTGTCCACGGTTGGATCGGTGCTGTCCACCGTCGGAAGCTTCACCGCGGGATCAGATTTCGGCGGCACCAGCGCGGCCGGATCGGTCGCGTCACTGATCTCCGGGGTGCTGCAGGGCGTCAACGCCGCCATCGACTTCGGCCAGCAGGTCTACCAGATCACCACCAGCTACATCGGCCGGTTCCTCAGCTCGCTCACCGCCGGCCTCGGAGGGGGCTTCGACATGATGGGCAACGTCGGGTTCCTGCTCAACACCAAAACCGGGCAGTTGGTGTCGTACAGCCAGGACAACCCCGAGAAGCAGAACCAGATGAACGTGCCGTCGTTCCTGCAGGGCCTCTACGGCTACGGCAAGTACAACGAGCAGAACCGCAATCAGACAGTCCAGCAGCAGCTCAACGTGTTCGCCGGCCCGGGCCAGTCCCCCGCGCAGGTGGCCAACGAGACGATGTGGCTGGTCAACACCCAGGGCACCACGGGTGCCCTGGCGCCGGCGGCCTTCTGATGAGCACCAGCCTGTTCGGCCTGACGCTGCCGTTCGTGTTCAACCCGCTGCCCACGCACACCCTGCGCCCGTATCAGTGGCAGATCGGTGACCTGATCTTCGGTGAGCACACCAAGTACCCGGTGCTGGGCACCCAGATCGCGACGTACAACGTCAACGTCCAGGACTTCCAGCTGCCGCAGTCCAGCACCATCACCATGGGCAAGGACACCCACACCGCCGGTCCGATCACCTTCACCATGGGTGTCTTCGACAACGCGCCCGTCGGCCACGGCTACAACTCGCTGCCCGACGACTTGATCCTGAAGTCGTCGAAGCTGCTGACCGCACTGCAGAAGGAGTGGAAGGCCGACGAGATCCGGCAGCGGTGGAACTGGCTGAAGCCGATCGTGTACTGCGACGGCTACGGGGTGACGAAGCGGGTCTACGGCCGGCCCAGGAAGTTCACCTACACCCGGAAACGTCCCGGCAGTCACTTCCACAGAGTCACAGCGGAATACGCCCGCATCGACACCCTGTCCTACAGCGACATCGAATACCGGGTAGGGCTGGCCAACGGCGCCGCGCCGGTCGGCTACACCCGCGACGGCGGCGACTCACCCTCCTGGTACCGGGTGCTGTTCCAGGGCCCGCAGAACAACCCGATCGCTGTCATCGGCGGGGACCAGATCCAGCTGCAGCTCGACATCCCAGCGGGAGTGACCGTGGAGGTCAGCAGTTACCCGTGGTCTCGGCGCATCGTCGACTCGCAGGGCTTCAACCGGCGGCGCGCGTTGATCGGCAACAGCAAGTACCTCGACCGCCTGATGATCCCAGACGGGGTGTCGGTGCCGATGTCGTGGGCGGCGACCGGCACCAACTCGGTGAGCAGCTGCACCGTGCTGTGGCGAGACGCCTACCACACACTCTGAACGATGGGAGCGCGCAATGCCTTTCAGTAACGCCGCCATGGTGGTGGGAGCCAACGCGCTTCGCTCGGCCCTGACCGGGATGCAGCTGCACACCGGTAACCCCGGCGCGGGTGGGGCGGCCAACAAGAGTAGCGCCGCGATGAAGACACCGGTGTGGACTGTGGTCACTGGTGACGGCGACTTCGATCTGGCCGCGCCGGTGGCGTTCACTGGGGCCGCGGCGGGCGGGCCCATCACCTGGGTGTCGTTGTGGTCCAACATCAGCGGGTCGGGGATCTGGTACGGGAACTTCCCGCTGTCCGGTGACCTCAGCGCCGACTCGTCGGGCAACTTCTCTGTGCAGTCGCTGCCCGTGAACGGCACCGCCTCCTAACCGTGGCCACCAGCGCCGCCGCCTACTCGTTCGCTGGTGGCACCGCGGTAGGCGCGCGTCCGCGCAGCGGCTCCGGCGGCGCCGGGTACGGCTGGTCGGCGGCCGCGGTGGGGAAGAGCGCGAAGGCGGCGACCGCGGCGGCCGTCTACACCTGGCTCACCGGCCCGACGATCGGGGAGAACGGGGAGAACTGGCCCGACGACCGCTTCCGGGTCATCGTCCAGGAGGCTCGCAGCAAGGAGATCCTGAGCTACGACCTCAACGTCACCAACCTCATGGTGCAGCGGGCGCTGTCCGGGGCGTGCGACATCGCGTTCGACGTCAACCCCGCTGATGACTCGGTGGACGGCATCTACTTCAAGCCGTGGAAGCACTACATCCACCTCGAAAAGGCGATGCAGGGCAAGCGGAAGATCTGGGCGACCGCCATCGTCCAGCCGTCGGAGCTCGACCAAGAGTCGGGGGTGCTGCACCTCAAGGCCAGAGGGTTCGCCGCCTACCCGAAGGGTCTGCCGTGGCTGCAGGACCTCAACTGGATCGCGAACGACGCCTACGAGCCCATCCACGAGATCTGGCGGCACCTGCAGGAAGACTTCCCCAACGGTGACCTCGACGTCGAGGTGTTCCCGAAGCGCAGCGGCATCATCATGCTGCCGGGCTACGCCTACGACGGCAGCTCGATGAGCCTCAACTTCTTCGCCACGTTCGTCCGGGCCGCCGACAAACTGGACTGCGGCGACTTCATCGACGCCCTGGCACGCACGATCCCATTCGACTACGCCGAACGCAGCCAATGGAACGCCGACCGCACCGACGTCATCAAGAAGATCGAGCTGGGCTCGCCCCGCCTCGGTGTGGTGCAGGACCACCTCGCATTCGTCATCGGCGAGAACGTCCTGACAGCCAAGGCGCACACCGAATCTCAGATCGACTGGATCAGCGACATCGGCGTCTCCGGATTCTTCCCCGGGTTCGAGTACTCCTACGAGCTCGCCAACGCCGACCCCACCCGCCTGCGCCGCTACCTCAACGAGGCCGACGCCGACATCGACTCCAATGAGCGCGCCGCCGCGTGGGCACGCCGCAAGTTGGCCCGTCGGCAGACCCCCGCGTACTGGGAAACCATCACCATCGACATGGAGCACCCCAACGCTCCGTTCGGCACCTTCGACGTCGGAGACACCATCACAGTGTCCGGGCCGATGCCGTGGGTGGGGGAGATCAGCCAGGACCACAAGATCATCGCCATCGGCGTCGACGACACCAAGAACGTCTGCCAGCTCACCCTGAAGGCCGAAGGCGCGTTCAACTACGACCCGATATTCTTCCCCGACGGCGAGACGAACGTCATCGGCAACGGCACCTTCGACTTCAACCTCAACGGCTGGTCGGCCACCGGGCCGGGCTGGTCGCACGACGCCGGCCAAGGCAACAGCCGCCTCGGGTGCGCCACCATCACCGCCGACGGCGGCAGCCACGACCTGTTGACCCAGGCGTACGGGGTGAGTCGCTTCCAGATCTTCCCCCTCGAGGTCGCGGTGAAGATCTCCGGAGCCGTCGGCGACCCCGGTGCAGTGCAGCTCGTCGCCCAGTTCTACGACGAGGACAACACCCCTACGCAGGCGGTCCTGGTGGACAAGGCCGCGGCCAGCATGGGCAGCGCCTGGCAGGCGCTCAAGGGCAATGTCCTCACCCCCGTCGGCTCCGAGAAAGTCGCGATGCGTCTGCGTGTCGGCGCCGGACTGCTCGAGGGCCAGGTGCGGTTCGACGATGCGGAGATAACACTGTGACAAGCGGATTCGGTGGCCAAGGCTACGTCAGCCAGGAAACCCGGGCGCTGTCACGGATCACCGAAACTCCGGGTCCGGACCTCAGCCAGGGCCAAGAGGCGCAGGTCAAGATGCTGCAGGGGCACGACGCGCAGATCAGGTTCCTGGCCCGCCAGATGCAGGAAGCGCAACGCGGCATCGCCGAGGCCAACCAGAACCCGATCCAGCAGATCCAGCAGTTCATCGCCGACATCATGGTGCTCCTCGGCGGCGGGCAACTCGTCCACGGCGCCCTCGATTTCGGCGACCTGCAGTACATCCTGCCGGCGCTCGGAGCGCTGTTCGGCTTCGACGGTGACAGCCCGTTCCCCATCAGCCTGTTCGACGCCGCGGCCAAGATGTTCTTCGGCTACGTCGTGCCGCAGCAGCAGTTCGTCGACCTGATCAACCAGATCATCGAGAACTGGCTCGGCCTGATCGGTGTCGACCGGAAGTTCATCAGAGAGGTGCAGGAGCTCGTCACCGCCGTTGGAGACCTCTTCGGCGGCATCGGCAACCTGTTCCCCACGCTGAACGAGCTGTTCGGTGCGCTCGGCCTCAACGGGACCGACCTCGGCCCACTCGGTCAGCTGCTCAAGCCGGTGCTCGACCTTTTCCGGGGGGTCAACCTCGACGGCTTCGGCAACATCATCGACTTCATCACCGGACTGATCAGCCCGTTCGTCACCGGTCTGACGGCGATCATCAACTGGATCAACGGTGTGCTGCGGATCTTCGGGTTCCACGGCGGCGATGTCGTCAACTCGCCACTGGCCGACACCACCGCGCCGGTCGAGGTGCTCGTGGGTGACGTAGCCGATGCGAAGTCAGCGAGCGACAACGCGCTGCGTGAGATCAGCGAGCTCAAGGGTCAGAGGTACGCCGACGGCGGAGCGTTCTACCCGGAAACCTTTGACTACCCGAGCAGCGCCTACCTTCCCGCTCCGTACGAGGTGTACGAGATCGGGCCCGGCGGAGGATCGTCAGGTCCCAACGGCAAGAGTGCGCTGGCGTGGAAGCAGTCCGGCATCAGCGACCGGTTCTGTGCGTACCGCCGGCCGGATTTCCACCTCACCAGTGCTCAGTGGGGGTGTTCGATGATCCTCGAGGCCAAGGCCGTCAACAACGGTCCAGCGGTCTACCTGGGCGCCGTGGACGCCGGTGGCAACGGCATCGCGATGGAGGTTCAGCAGAGCAACGTGGCCCTCGTCAAAGTCACGGCCGGCATCCGCGACACTGGCCTGGCGGGTCAGAGCACCGCCACATCCGGCAGCGATACATGGGAAATGTTCTACGGTGCAACCGTTTCCGGAGTCTTCTATCCAAACGCGGTGTACATCTTCCGCAACGGTGAGCGCAAGTGGTTCGACCTCGACGTGAACGCGAACTTCGGGGTGTCCCTGGATCCCGACCTCTATGCGTATGTCGGTCAACGGGCGATCGGCAGCGGCCTCGTGCAGACCGTCCCGCCGCGGCCCAGCTCATACGCGATCTTCGACAGCAACTTCAGCATCGCCTAGGCGAAAGGGATTCAGGCATGAGTGTTTTCGACGCCGACGGCCATGTACAGATCAATAGCTACGACACGATGTGTGCTGTCATGAAGGAGCTGTACGAGGCCGCGCCCACGAAGTGGCGGGGCAACGTCCGCGCGATGGAGACCTCCGCAGGTCCCGGCTACGCACTCGAGATGAACCAGATGAGTCAGGTGCCGGTAGGTGCACCGGGTGGCTTCACCGCATTCTTCACTGACCACGTGATCAAACTCGGATTCGGAGTAGTGATCAAGATGACCGACACCGAGTTTCAGGATCGGGGGAAATGACATGCCAGATCCGCTGAAGACGAACTGGAAAGTAGGGGACCAGTTCACCCCTGGCGACGCCAACACGCATGCAGCTGCCATCAACTTTGCGCTGGAAGAGGCGGAGGCTGCGAGCGCGGCAGTTGCGAATCTAGACGAGCACCTCGACGAGGCGGTTTCAGCTGACCTTCAAGCCCGTCAGCCGCAGATCATCCTCGACCCTGACGATCCGACCAAGGTGCGGGTCAAGCTCGGTGAGGCCGTTGGGCCAGCGATGCCAGGACTTGGGACGTGGGCTGGGATACCGGGTAAGCCACCCAAGCTGGCGGCCGGTGCGACTGACGTTGCGGCCCGCGCTGCGGTCGGCGCAGCGAGCGCGCGAGATACGGTGCTTGGCCAGCGCTGGATCTTCGATGGCGATTCAGTGACCATCAACGGTGTCTTCACCGGCGGCGGGAATCAGGACCGGTCAGCGTCGTGGACGACTGAGCTTGCGGCCCTGAGTCTGGGGCGCATCAACTACGTCTACAACGCCGCGGTGGCCGGTCAACGCTCCGACGAACGTCTGGCTGCGTTTGATACTGCGGTGGCTCCACGCAAACCCGATGTCGTTTTCCTCACCGTCGGAACAAACGATGTCGCCCAGGGTGTCGCCATGTCCACCTGGTTGACCAATCTCGACGCGTACCTGGCCAAGTGTCAGGCAATCGACGCCGCGCTCGTCATCGGCGCTATCTGGCCGACCGACCAAACGTCCGTCCTTCCCAACCGGCAAGCGCTCAACCTCGCATGGAACACCGCTCTCTACGTGTGGGGTGAAACCAACGGCGTCACCGTTGTCCCATGGGACCGCCTCGCCGATCCGCTGACCGGCGGCTGGCCAACCGGCTGGTCCACCGATCAGATCCACCCCACGCTTCTCGACTCGTACTCGCGGATCGGCAAATTCGCATGGGAGTTCCTTCAGCCGAAGGTTGGCCCTGGACCCGGCGTTCGACGCGCCGTCATCAACAGCGAAGGTCTGCTGCCGAACGGGTTCTTCATCCCGCTCGGCTCCGTGACCGCTGTGCCGGCGGGGCGCAGCGCCACCGCATCAACCAGCGCGGGGACTCTTCCTGCTGGGACCTACAGCTACAAGGTCACCGGCCGATCGTTCTTCGGTGAGGGGCTGCCGTCAGCAGAATTCACGGCCACACTGTCGGGAGTGGGACAGATTTCCGTCGCCGCCTCCACTCCTTCGGGAGCTCGAGGGATCAACATCTACCGAAAGGGGCCGGGCGACTCAGACTGGCGGTTCATGTGGTATATGGCGAACGGCACCAGCCCATGGGTCGATGACGGCTCAGTCGCGCCGAGCGCAGTCATCACCGGCGTCGACACGTCCGCAGCGCCGACCGGTTTGGTCCATGGCACTGCGAACGTCCACTCGATAGACGGGCCGTGGATCTTCAGCGAGCCCGGCATCCGGGGCAACATCATCCGGCTGCGTAAGAACCTCGCCGCCGCCGCGGACAACGACTATGTGTGGGCCAACGTCACTCCGGGTCAGGTCATCGAAGGATCATGCCTCATGCGGGGCACCGCGGATGGACGCGCTCTCATCGGGTTCCGGTTCCGCGCCGGCGCAAACGACTCCGGCGCGGCCGCCGGACAGGTGTACGCCTACAACCAGGTGCCTACCGCCGGTGCGTGGCGTCTGCTTCATCTTCGGACGACGGTGCCCGCGGGCGCTGCGACAGCGCGGTTCTCCTTCGAACTGGCCGAGGGCACGCTGAGCTACATCGATATCGCCGAAGCGCGACTAGCTGTCGTTGCGTAGCGCTACGGGGCTGCGGGAGTCTGACCGAGTTCCTGCGCGATCAGCGGCGCGATTCGGTCCGCCATGAAGAGGTGTCCTGCGTCTGTGGGGTGCACACCATCGGCGCCGATGAGATCGGGGCGGTCGAAGAACCACCCCTCGGCGATCGGGTCGATAAATATCGCGCCAGCAGCTTCGGCTTGAGCGCGCAGTACGTCCCGCACAGCCAGAATTTCAGGGGTGGGGGAAGCGTTAGGCCACGGCGGTCCAATCACCACCACCTTGGCAGTGGGCGCTTCCGCTTTGACGTCGGCGAGGGTTTTCTGCACGGCGACCGACAGATCCGCGGGCGGTGCGCTGTCGTCGTTGCGCGAGCCGAGGAAGATGACAAGGCGGCTGTTCGGTCCGACAACCTTCGGTACTTGTTCGTCGAACACGCCACCCTTGGTTCCACGTGAGACGTACCCCGCTCCGCCTTCAGCGGCGACGTTAGCTCTGATCTGCACGCCGCGTTGTCCGAGCTGGTCTTCGACGAGAATCGGCCACCCCTGGGGGCCGTTACCACCCATCTGTGACCCGCCGGTGTAGGAGTCGCCGATGATGCTGACCGCGGCGACTGGCGGGGCAGCAGGCGGTGATGTGTAGGTCGAAACGTACTCGGGTGGCTGGTGCTGACAGCCGACCAGCGCAGCAAGCACGGCCAGCAGTAGCCAGCCTTTAGCAGATCGAGTTTTAACCGTCATGGCACGACGCACCCCAAGCCCCCAGAAACGCATTAAGCGAAAGTGTGCTGGCGAGCATACATGCAATACGTGGTGAACGAGGTGTCAGCCAATACAAAGTCCTGAACTGGGACGTCTGATGTATTCAATAGAACCGCAACGTTGATTCTCAACGTCTGAAGATTGCCCGCAAGTGGGAACCTGAAAGCGCTATCTCTGAGGGCGCAGCGGACCGACGTGTGCCAGAAGTCGCCGCGGATGAGGTTAGCAACGAAATGCGCGCGAGCGTTAGGAGGCGTACGGATTGACCGATCCCGACAACAACTACTTGAGTACCCGGGCGCCGGCTCGTTGGCCGCACCGCCGTGCTCGCCCTACTGGGGGAGTGGTTGGCACCGCACGCTGCGGCGGCTGATGGGCCGACCGTGAAGACCTGGCTGTGGGCGGCCGGTGTCATCGCCGCGGCGCTCGCCATCGACGTCGCCGGGTTTCTGCTCGCGGTCGAGTACTTCGACGGTGATTACGACTTTGGATTCGACGAGCGCCGCGATGTGGCGTGACGTCCTCATCTTCGCCATGGGCGGGATCACCTGCTCCGGGATCACCGCGCTGGTCTGTATGTGCGACTGCCACCACCCAGACCGATTCCTGCCACCCCTAAAGGAGAGCTGATGGTCCTACAGAAGCCGATGGAGAACGGGTGGCCCGAGTGCGACCTGTCCGACACCGAGCGCCTGACCATTCCCGGCACCTCCCTGAGCCTGCCGATCCAAAAAGGCCAGCCGCACGCCATCCTGCAGGCGTTCTTCCGCGACGTGCACGAGTTCAACGAACCCTGCACCAACGCGCGGGGACTCTCCGATGAAGGCTCCTGGACGGAGAACAACAGCGTCTACACGTCGAACCACAAGGGCGCCACGGCCGTTGACTGGAACTGGACCGACCACCCCGTCAAGATCAAAGACGCCGGATGGAACGGCTCAGTCATCATCCCCGGCAATCAGGTCCCGCAGATGCGCGAATTGCTGGCCTGGTACGAGGGGATGGTCTACTGGGGCAACGACTGGAAATCCTTCATCGACTCGATGCACTTCCAGGTCGGCTACAACACCTACGGCCGCGAAAACTTCGACCGCGTACACAGTTTCATCCAGCGCAAGATCCGCGCCGACGGCTACTCCACCTACCGGCGCGGCGGCGTCCCGCGAGGCGGCGGCACCGCAACGGCACCCTCGGTTCCCGCGAACCCCATCACACCGACCACCGGACTGACCGCGCAGGTGCTCTGGGACATCGCCGGTCGGCCGGCGCGCATGCCGCTGGCCCGCTACGAGCAGCTTCTGCCGCTGGTCGAGCAGATGTTCCGCGAGGCACAGTGCCACACCATCGATCGACGCGCCATGATGATTGCCCAGACCTTCCACGAGGCCGGCGCCCTGTTCTACACCGAGGAGATCGCCAGCGGCGACGCCTACGACACTCGCACCGACCTCGGCAACACCCCGCAGGTCGACGGTGACGGCCGCCTCTACAAGGGTCGGGGCTGGATTCAGCTGACCGGCAAGACCAACTACGCCGGCTTCTCCGGATGGATGTTCCGCAACGGCCGCGCGCCTGCTGCGGATCACTTCCTGCGTCACCCCCAGGAGGTGGGGCAGGGCGCAAACGTCATGTGGGCGACGGTCTACTACTGGACTGTGGCGCGACCGCAGCTCAACTCATTGGCTGACGCCCGCAACATCGAGCAGGCCAGCCGCGTGATCAACGGCGCGAACCCGAAGACCGGCCGCGCCAACGGAATTGACGACCGTATCCGGTTCTACGAACGCGCCCTGGCCGCGAACGCCAACCTGCTCGACGCAAGACCCACCGACCCCTGGGAGGAACTTATGGCCACCGCCGTCCCGTCACTGTCCATCTACGCCGACCCCAATGAGGACGACGTGCCGCTGGCGGTGATGATCGCCGCCCAGGACGCCCACGGCCCCCACGAGCCCTACGTGGAGAAACAGGCCCAGAAGTACGGCGACCCTGACTCCATCCGCCGCATCGCCCGCACCGCCAACGGACAGGGCCGAGTCAAGACCCCGGCGGCCATCGCTCAAGCCCGCGAGGCGTGGGCCGCCATCCCCATCGATTTCATCCGCGCCGCCCTCCCTGCCGCCGCCCGATAGGAGACCCACATGTCTGACCAGACCCTCTACGTGAACCCCGACGGCACCGTTGCCCGGGTGAGCCCGACGTTCGTCCCCGGCGGGCCTGCCGATCCGAACGCTCCCGCAATCCAGAAGCTGTACACCGTGCTGACGGCGGTGGGCGGCCTGGTCGGCGTCGCATCGACCTTCGGCATGATCACCGGCGAGCAGGCCGCGAGCCTCGGCCAGGTGTCCACCACCGGCATGGCGTTCGTGCTGGCGCTGGGCACCGCCATCGCCTCGTTCCGCACGAAGAAGCAGGTGAACAACGGCACCTTCACCGAGGCCCCGCCGGTGCCCGAACTGCCCGCCGTTCCGGCGCTGGAACAGCTCAAGATCCTGCGCGACGTTGCCGACCAGGAGCTGAACCGGGGAGTCAAGGCCGCCAATGACGCCGCTGACGTCATCGGTGGCGTGCTCGGCACCATTCCCGTGGTGGGCAAGCCGCTGGCCGCCGCTGTGAACACCGCTGATGACGCGCTCGACATGCTCGGGGCGTTCAAGCGGTGACGCTGGCGCTCGGGTCATCGGGGCTGATGACGGCGGCGTGGACCGCCGTCATGCGCTGGCGGTTCGCGTCGTACGCCGTCGGCCGAAACGGCCAGCCGATCAAGGTCGACGGCTACTACGGCTACGACGAGGAAGCAGTGCAGATCGAATACCAGCGCCGCACTCAGCAGCCGTTGACTGGCATGGTCAGCGATCAGGACCTGCACCGGCTCGGTCTGCTACCCACGCTCATCACCACACACGGCAGCGGGCAACCAGAACCGTTCGGCATCGGGTACCCCGCCGACATCGCGCGCCGGCTCCTGCACCTGTACATGTGGAAGCCGGTCGGCAACTACCCGGCGTCCTTCATGCCGATGAAGGACTCCGCCAACGCCGGTGAGCGCGAGATCGACCGCTTCATCGCCGACCCCCTCATCGTTCCGGGGCCGACGGTGTGGGTGGACTACAGCCAGGGCAGCATCTGCGGCGGCCGGGTCCGCAACAAGATCCGCGCCGGCAAGGCCCGACCCGGCGTCACCATCCTCGGCGGCGTCACCTTCGGCAACCCGATGCGACCCGCCGGCGCGTACGCCGGCAGTACCGACCCCGGCGGCTCCGGACTGGACCCGACACCCGAAACCGCCAGCGAGCCCGGGGTGTGCCACCTCGCACACCCCGACGACATCTACACCTCATGGCCCGACGACAGCTCGAAAGAGATGGCGCGCGCCATCTTCAACGCAGTGTTCCTGCGCTTCACCGGCCGCGACTCGATCCTCGAGCAGGCAGTCGAAATCGCCCAGGCCCCACTGTGGGAGGGCATCGCCGCGGCCCGGGCGATCCTGCGCGGCGGCATGTTCGCTGTCCGCGGCACCGGCCCGCATGTGCGCTACCACATCGACCAGGTGCCCGGCAGCGACCTGACCTACTACGAGTACGGCATTCGGCACCTCGAGCAGTTGGCGACCAGTCGACTCCAGGCCATTGCCACGTCGGTGAGTCCCGCTGGTGCCGCGGCGTAATCGAAACGGGAGGGAGGCTACGTGACCGATCACCCAGTGGTCGTGCGGGAGTCCAAGATGGGCCGCATTGTCTTCGCGCTCATCGCCGCCTGGGCGTGCTGGTTCGCGATTGACGTCGTGCGCATCGGTGACCAGGTGACCTCGAAGCAGTGGCAGTACCTCATGGAAGTGCCTCTCGGAAAGTGGTTGTGGCTCATCCTGTTCGGGGTCTCCGGCGTCATCACCTTGACCGGACTGGCCATGCACGCCTACCGCATCGCCGCGGTTGGCCTATCTCTGATCGGCGTCGCCTGCCTGTTGATCGCCGGGTTCTATCTGGTCGCCCCGCTCATCGACCCCGGCCTGCTCACCCTCGGCTACAACCCGTGGGCGTTCCCGGCCGGCGCCGCGTTCTTCTGCGCCGCACTGAACTGGACGGGCGCAACGTGGTTCTGATGCCAGGTCCGGTGCGCCGCGGCGTGCGCCGGTTCCTGGCCATCCTGGACTCTGAGACCGTCGCGCCGTTCCAGGCCGTGTTCTACGTGTTCTTCACCCTCGGCTCGATCTACCTGCTCGGCTTCACCATCGAGCCCATCGAGTCGATCGAGCGGTCACTTGGCCAGACCGCCACCAACGTCTGGGCGGCCATCCAGGGCGGCGGCCCGCTGGTGTGGCTGCTGGGCCGGAGAGCGCGCAACGGTATGGCCTACGCGGGGCTCTGGCTGCAGCTCATCGGCGATCTCGTCGCAGGCGGTGCGCTGTTCGTCTACACGCTGGCAATCCTGGCCGATAAGAACTGGGGCGACGGAGTGTTCTCACCCTTCATCAGCATCCCGACCATCTTCTGCATCGCGCTGCTCGCATTCCGAGACGGCCGCCGCATCGCCCAGGTCGAGAAGCAGGTGCAGGTGGAGAAGCGAGCGTGCATGTGAACGTCTCCTGGCCCGCCCTAGTTGCCATCCTCGTGGCCGCTCTCGGCTCCGGCGGTGTCATCACCGTCGCCATCACCGCTGCCGTGGGCAAGGGTGGCCGCCGCGCCGACGTCGCACAGAAGCTCGAGGACGTCGCCGGCAAGTGGGTGGAACGCGCAGACGCCCGCGTCGACAAGGTGATCGCCGAGAACAAGCAGCTCCGCAACATCGCCTTCGACCTGCTGGTGATCATCGAGGAAGCCGCCGCCAGTGACGGCATCGACCCCACCCGCGCGCAGCAGTGGCGAGCACAGGCCATGAAGGCCCGCCTCGACATGCAGGACTGAATACCGCTCCGCGTCGACCAGCTCTACGCTGACGACCACGGGCACTCTCCACCCGTAGCGATGGAACCGCCCCACCTGACCTTTGGTCAGGTGGGGCGGTTTTCGTCGTTGAACCCGACGAGGGTGAGCACGTCATCTACCGACTTCCCGGGTGGCCGTTGCTTCAGCAGATTGGCGGTCAGTCGCCGCGCGGCGGTGATCGAGGACTGAGGGGAGCGCAGCTCGAAGATCGGCCCCGTCGTCTTCGTCCATTCCACGATCCACACCTGCGACCCGAGGACACCGGTGATGTCGTGCGCAGGCGGTTGATAGTCATCAACCTGCGTCACCACGATGCGGGTCACGTACGTCGGCACGTCGTCAGATCGGGAGCCGCAGGATCGCCTGCTGAGGCGCGCCCGAGGCATTCGTCCAAGTGATCTCGATGCGCGGCGTGTCCGCCGCTCCGGCGCGCCCACGGAACGGCGCCTCGACGCTTTCGCCGTTCGCCATGAGTGAGGTTGTTGCGGACCAGTCGCGTCGGCCGAAGCGCCCACCAATCGCGTCGCCGCGCAGGCGCATCACCACGTCCGTCACCGTCTCACCGGTGTCGTTGGTGATCGCCAGGAGGGTGCCACTCCCCGGGATCAGAGACCATCCCATGACCGTCACACGTTCCTCAGCTGTAGGGACTTGTGGCCGTACCGACTCCAGGCACTGCGTCCGCTGATGAGATGCCCGGCTGGAACAGCCATGAGGGCGGCTTTGTGCACCAGTAGTACTGGACGAACTGCTGACCTTGGAACGAGCACACACCGACCCCGGGCCCGGAGGGCTGAGGTTCCGCACCAGCGGGCGCGGCGGTGGCCAGTGCCAGCACCGCTGCGCCGGTGATGACTGCTTTCGTGCACAGGTTCATATGCGATCCTCGCCGGCTCGGCTACTGGCCGGGCTGCGGAATTGCCGCGTCGGATACTGCGTGACCACGTGCCAGGGCGCAGGATTGCTCGGTCGCACCGCGGGCACCTCATCGGGTTGCCAGGCCTGCCGGCGCATCTGCTCCGCATCGGGAAGCGGCCGCTCGAATCCGAACGGGTCTGAGCCAGGCTCGACGTCACCGAGCTCGGCGCCGGCTGCGTCGAAGCGCGCCACCAGTCCGGCCTCGTACTCACGCCGTGCGACGTGCTCCCGACGCGCCTGCTTCGCCTTTCGGGTCACCAGCAGAACGAGAGCGATCGGCGCGCCGACCATCACCGCCAGCATGATCACTCCGAGAAGCGGCTTCCACTCACCCAGCACAGTGAAGATCACTCCGAACCCACCGAAGAACAGTCCGTAGGGGATGAGGAGCACCTTGGCCAACGAGATGGCCCGCGCCCCTTCAAGCTGCCCGGATGCCGCTACCGCGGACCCGTCGACGTGGGCAGTCCACTGCTGCCCGTCCCAGTAGCGCTGACCGGCGCGGAATTCCGGGTCTGGATACCAGCCAGGAGCCGGGGCCGGTGAAAGCTCCCCCAT